TGGGATGTAGATGTAGCTGAGTATAAGAAAACAACATAGTATAGGCCCCGCTGCTGTACTAGTTGCACATATGTACACACACGTATATACACTGCGCAAGCGCACACACCTAGATATAATCGAATACACTACTAGTAGTAAAGAGTAGAACTATACTAGTGTAGATCACAGTACTAGTAGTATATAGGCCCCGCTGTTAACACGAGTAGTAGAGATCTAGACAGCAGTAGAGGATGGTAGAGCAAAGTAGGAAAAGTAGGAAAAGTAGGAAAAGTATTTGAACTATGCCTATCGTCACCTTGCTCAAGAAATTTTTATATCCTATGCAAATCTGGCTAACCGTTGAAGAAATCCACGATTAATCCACATTGAAACTGAGTTTAACACCATTTATTCACCATTGCAACACCCTAATTTCACTCTACAAGCACCTTTTTGTTAGTGTCTACAGCACACTTGTACTGTCTAGCTATTCAAAGGTCAACACCTAATTTGCTCTACACTACTAGTAACTTGTACACTGTGCTTACTACTAGTACTACTAGTGTTACTACTACACAACACTCTACTACTAGTACTACTATAGGCTCTTGACAACACTACACTACTAGTATATACACACAATAGGCCCCGCTGTTAAGGCCTTAGAAAAGTTCTTTTTGGCCATTGACAGGTTCGGTTGTTGATGTTACTACTAGTACTAGGAGGATCAGAGATGTTTATGATACTAGAAGAAGATCGAGTTGTGGCTTACTGTACATCAGAGGCGGATGCTCGTGCGCTGTGTGAGGTTCGATCGCGGCATGATCTCGCTCGAACATATGTGAAGATGACTCAAAAGAAAGTGGTTGACACGGTGTTCGAGTGATGCTATATTAATAGTGTAGAAACAGAGCTAGAGGGAAGAGAAATGTTTTACGTATATGAAAGATCGTCAACGTTTATCATGGGCAAGATGGACAGCCGAGGCGTCGTTCGAGCGGACTACCGCAAGACCTACAAAACTATGGCCGCAGCAAAGGCTGCAATCACTAGGTTTTGTGTTGAATGGTATGCGAGCGAAGCGCGGCACACAGAGGGAACTGATTCGCCCAACAATCCAATCTTTCGGTATGCTGTTGCAGACTGTGAATACTTCCACTTAATGATTGAGAAGTCACGGCGCAGATCAAGCTTAATGGATCCCACTAAGGAGTTCGATGAGCCGGTGAACACGCCAGCGCATATGAGCCCTGCTACCGAGACCTACTGGAGCATGTGAACCAGGAGCGGCACCACGGTGTCGCTCGTTCTTTTGGATTCTCGCTAGAACCGGAGGTCACACCCCGCACTCCTAACCCGTCCCCTACTTGCGCCCCTCGCCGCTTTGCTGACCTCACACAACGTATAACATCATCTAGTGCAAAGGTCAACAGCTAAATTAAAAAAAATTAATTTTATTTTTATGCATTTTTTGCTTGCGCTGCTGCTTAAAAGCTGCTACAACGTAACTGTAGCAACAAACAAAAACGGAGCACTACTATGCAAGCAGCACACACAAAAATGTTTTACAACATGCAAATAGCACTAAGCAATGCGTATGACTGCGAGGACGAGTTTGAAATACAACAGTGGGACAGCTATGAGACGTGCAAGCAATTGTTGCAAGAGATGCTAGTGTACGGCTACGATGTTAACACAATGCTAGAAGAAGCAGCAGCAGACGAATAAAAAAAAGTGGTTGACACTAGCGCAGCAATGCGCTAGTGTACGCTACAAGCTGAGGAGCACACGATGCCAAAATTTGGACACACTGTAATTAACTACAATACACTTTTAATTGTAGACCTTGCAACACAGCAGCAGCGTTATGCACACAATGTTACACTGCCGTGCTTGTACACTGTCACACAAGCACAACTATCAAAATTGTATAAAACTGCTAGTGCGAACTAAATTAGGGGTTGACACTAGCGCAGCGATGCGCTAGTGTACTCGTATAGCAACAGAGGAGCAACGCTATGGGACGCATGAAGGATCGTGCAATTGCACTAGAAGAAGCACTATGGGACACTGTAGAATCAGCCCACAACACAACACTTGCGCAATGCACCGCACAAGCTCGTGTGTTGAGACAACAACTTGGGCTAGAACAACTGATGGACGATGACACACTAGAACAAGGTGCTTACGATATTTTAATGGGACGCACGTAAATTAGGTGTTGACAGCATAGCGTTTAGGCGCTATGTTGTACATATAAGTTGAACCATGCTAGAGGGATTAAGCAAATGGAAAACACTTACTGGAACGGCAATGGCAAACTGCAAGAAGACTACACACGTTTAACTGCGCTTGTACCTGCCAGCGGAGAATCAGATACTGTAGCAGGAGAGCTGCTACGTGCTTGTACTAGACTAGCTTATGACCTTTACAACAACGGAATGGGCAACAACACAAGCGGCGCACTTAACTTCCTCTACAACAAGGGAGTTATCAACAGCACTCTGCAGACCATCATAGAACCTTACACGCTAGGACGCTTGTACAGCGGAAACTACACAGGCGATGCGCTGCAGGTAAGCATAGAAGAAGTTGTAACGCAAACAGTACAACACATCCTAGACAGGCCGCAACTGCTAGAGCAGGCCAATACAGAAAGCATGTTTGACCACGAAGATGAAGAGCAACACTACTGCGAAGAGTGCGACGATGTTGCAGACGGTAGCTGGGGCAGTCATTGTCAGAGCTGCGAAGACTGGATTGAGGATCAAGAAGAAATTAATAGTTGGGAAGAAAACGACCCAGAAGACTAATTAGGTGTTGACACTGGCGCTGCAAGGCGCTAGTGTACTTGTATAGCAAATGAGGAGCACGACATGTTTATAGTTCATACACAGACTTTAGAAAACTACGGTGCACACGCTGACAGCGGCAAGCATGCCGACGGCTTCAGCCACTGGAAGTTCAAAGGCGGCGACACCTATCTAGTAGAGGACCTAGACCGTCCAGCCGACGCTATGGCATTTGTAGCCGCCATGTGCATGGAGAACAATATTGCATGGAAGGAATACCCATGCGAGATTCGCGCATACGACGAATGGCTAAACGACTTGCCTGACGATGCAGGTGAGCCGCAGAGCTCAAGGGATTATTATATCTCCGTGCTTAAACGTGTAACACCTAACAATTAGGTGTTGACACTGGCGCTGAAAGGCGCTAGTGTACTACTATAGCAACAGAGGAGCACACGCTATGGACTTTGTAACTAAACTGGACAGCGCAAGAAACACTTTAAAAGCATTTGCACACGCTGCGGAAGCAAAGCACCCACACAATGGGCAAGCATACGTTGCGGGCTATTTAGAAAGCGCAATGACATATGCGCTGGCGAACATGAGCGACGAGATGTTTGCTGACGAGATGAAGCTCCTAAATAATGCAATAACTAACCTACAAGATTAAAAAAAGGTGTTGACACTAGCGTTGAAAGGCGCTAGTGTACTACTATAGCAACAAACAAGTGAGGGCTTGAAAATGCGTGTAGAAGTATATTACAACTTACATAAGAACTTGTTCAGCGTTCGTCACAAAGGCAAAGTAATTGCCCATACCTACAACGTACAGCTGGAGGACGTAACCTTCGCAGTGCAAGCCGCAGGCAACCGCAAGGTGCGTGAAGAAGGCAAGAAGAACGTGCATGCGTTTGTACGTGGCACACTTGTAGAGCAGCCCGAGCTGTTCACAGAGGACACTGTAGCTGTAACTTACGACCCCTACAAGTACACCAGCTTTGTTAACAAAGCAGACAGTAGCGAGCGTTACTCAGCAACGCACGTGACCCTGCACAAGCCCGCAAACCGCGGTCCAAGTATTTTAGCAGCAGCCTAAATTAGGTGTTGACACTAGTGCCGCAAGGCGCTAGTGTACTTGTATAGCAAATGAGGAGCACGACATGAGTTACTTTAATATAAATGGCTTCGGAATGTTTAGCGCCGAAGGTGATCGCAAGGTACAAGAGATTGTGTATGCTGCAAGTCAATTTCCTCGCAGCACCAGCGACGAAAAGGTATGGAAGTGGGTGCAGGAGCAACTACTCACCCTAAGTGGTCGTACAGGCTTTGAGGAAGCCTTTGATACTGATGTACGTGATCAAGTATATAGTAAATTAGTTGATTATTGTTTATTTAGGTGTTGACACTAGTGTCGAAAGGCGCTAGTTTACTTGTATAGCAAATGAGGAGCAAAGCTAATGATGATGACAGTATTAGATAACGTTCGTAACATGAACGCAGAAGAACTGAACCGTGTAGTTGACGAGATCAAACTCCGCCGCACATTCCTAGCAAAGAACACAGCACGTAGCCTGCGAGTAGGCGACACAGTGAGCTTTGAAGGACGCAGAGGCGAAACTGTTACTGGCACAGTTACAAAGGTCAACCAGAAGACTGTGATAGTCAAAGCCGGAATGACCAATTGGAAAGTTACAGCAAGCCTGCTAACTCCGTTGGCAATTGGTGGCTAATTAGGACTTGACACACACTGCCCTATGTGCTATATTAAGTGCATAGGGTTAGAAACAAAAGGGCAACAAGATGGCAAATGTAAGAATTATAAACGGCGTATACAAGATTCGCGGTAACGACACAGACATGAGTGGTATTGTATTTCCACTAGTGGAAACATTCAAAGTTGGCTCACAAGGCGGCTTTGTAACAGTAGACGGCTCTGCCGTTAACGGCTTTCCGGATCGCAACATTAAGATCAAGTGCGACGGCCCGGGGGATTACGAGTTGTGTGACTTAGATACTAAGACTACACAGCGTGAAGAAACTGACAGTGAGATCATTGAACGCCTTAGAGACAGATTTGACATGCTGTCAGACATGACAAAGGCTGTTCGCAAAGGCGATGTGCGAGCAATGATTGTGTCGGGTCCCCCGGGCGTAGGTAAGTCACACGGTATTGAGACAGTACTAGACCGCTACGCAACTATAGAAGCACTAGGTGGTGAGCAACGTTACGAAGTTGTCAAAGGTGCAATGTCGCCCATTGGCTTGTACTGTAAGCTATACAAGATGGCAGACAAGGGCAAGGTAGTTGTGTTTGATGACTGCGACTCAATCTTTAGCGACGAACTAAGCTTGAACATCCTAAAGGCAGCATTAGACTCTAAGAAGAAGCGCACCATTCACTGGAATACAGACTCATACAAGCTGCGCAACGAAGGTGTACCAGATAGCTTTAACTTTGAAGCAAGTGCAATCTTTGTAACCAATCTGAAGTTTGACAAAGCCAAAGGTAAGATCCGCGAGCACTTGAGTGCGTTAGAGTCACGCTGTCACTACATGGACTTGACTATTGACTCAGACAGAGAGAAGATGCTCAGAATCAAGCAGATCACCAATGACGGAATGCTAAATGATTATAAGTTCTCCGATGAACTGATTCAAGACATTGTCGACTTTGTTGACATTAATAAGTCAAAGCTAAGAGAACTGAGTTTGCGAACTGTCCTTAAGATTGCAGACTTAGCCAAAGCATTTCCAGATAGCTGGGAGTCAATGGCTGAAAATACTGTTATGCGACGTGGCTAAGCCCTCAGCCTTCCGCATTGCAGCATACTACGCTAGAGCCCCTCATCTAGTGTAGACGGAGCAGTAAGCGCCGCCCTCACGCTCTGCTCCATATAGCCCTCGCAGCCCGCCCTCAGCTGCGGGGGCAACTTTATTTAAATTAGGTGTTGACACTGTCGATTGTTGAGCGTATAACAAAGCATACACAGAGGAGCAAACACAATGGCACGTAGAAGCTTTAAGATTTTTGGAGTAAAAGACGGCGGCGCTGAGGAATGGGTAGACACTGTAAGCTCAGCAGCAGATGGCAAGACTGTACACGCAGCCATGAAGACGCAAGGATACTTTGATTATATCCGCTGCCGTGATTGCTTAGGCGGGTTGCGTTTTGAGTACAACTTACGCACAGGGAGGAAGACAGCATGAGTAACAATACAGACAGACTGGCCCAACTAGACGAGGCACTAGACAAGGTAGACAGCATCATCAACGGCATGTTGATTGGTAGAGATCAAAAGGATCACTTGCTCAGCTTAGGCTACACGATGTTTGAGGCAGCTGAGAAGGCTGTAGATAAATTTCCAGATATGTAAAATAACTGTTGACATCGTAGCGCAACGGCGCTATGATGTTTATATAGCAACAAGCAAAGAGGGTTTGCAAATGGCATATGTAAGTAAAGAAGACAAAGCACGTTTAGCACCAGGCATCAAAGCTGTACTTAAAAAGTACGACATGAAGGGTTCAATTGCTGTCCGTCATCACATGACGCTAGTCGTTACACTGCGCTCAGGACGCATTGACTTTTCAGAGTACATGAGAGATGTATATCAAGACGTAAACGTCTACCATATTGACACACACTACAGCGGCATCGCACGTGACTTCTTAAACGAGCTGCTAGACGCTTGCAAGGGCGAGCGGTACTTTAACGAAGACGATTCAATGTCTGATTACTTCCACCGCAGCCACTACATAGACATCAACATAGGCGGAGGCTGGAACAAGCCCTACACGTTTATGGGCAGCAACATACCCGCAGAGCTGCGTAGCAATCCAAGCAAGACTGCTAACATCATAGAGCAGATTAGAGCAGACGCAGAGGCGTTTGTAGCATAAAGGCCCCGCTGCTATGCGTGTGCATTTAGGTGTTGACACGCATAGCAGATGACTATAAAAGTTAAGCACAGATAGAGGAGCAATGCTAGATGGATACTACACGCAAGATATATATTACCGTTGCGCTAGAGATACTGCGTGACGCTAACGAACAGGAAGTGATTGCAGAGTGCGACTACGCCTTTGAACATGCAGACATCGTAGACACAGAGATCTTAGGGGAGGACGAACACTATGCCTAACTGGTGCAGCAACTCATTACTAATCACAGGCAACACTAGCACATTGGTGCAGCTGAAGTCAATCATTGAACAAGACAGCGAAGAAGGACTACTAGAAGCCATTGCACCTATCGGAGAGTACGATAGAGAAGCAGCACTCAGCAAGTGGGGAACCAAATGGGATGTAAGCACAGAAGGTCTTGAGTACATAGACAACGGAGACGGCACTAGCACAATAGAAGGTTATTTTGACTCAGCATGGAGCCCACCTGTAGAGGCGTTTACTACACTAGCACAAGACTGGGACTCATGTTACATTGAGTTGAAATACTTTGAACCAGGTCTGTGCTTCATTGGGTTGTATGACTCAGAGGGCGGCGATGATTACTGGGAGAATGTAGACGAACTATTAGAAACCACAGCAGAAGAAGATCCTGTACTACATAGTTTGATCGAAGACTTTTGTGCAGCTGACTGGTACGCCTCAGAGGAAGAGCTGGAGACTGTCTGGGGAGGCAATCACGAAGCATAAAAAAGATTTGGTAAAAGTGCATTTTTTGGTTGCAATGCGCTTTTACCTTTGCTATAACTACTACATAGCAACACAGAGGAGCAAGCTATGTTTGTAGAAGTAGTTAAAGCGTTTGCAAATGCCAATTACGAAGTTAATGGTTGGGATATTGTAGTAGAGTGTTATGCAGACGATGAAATTGAAATGGTGACACGTAACGCTACATCAGATATTGAAGCTGTATCAATGATGCAAGAGTGGGTCAAGCCGCAAGCAGATTTTAGAGAAGAGCTGCAAGCTGAATTTTAATTAAAATAAGGTGTTGACACTAGCGCCGCAAGGCGCTAGTGTACTTGTATAGCAAATGAGGAGCACTAGATATGTCAACGCAACTTAGAAATGTCCCCGGGTGCAGAGCACAAAACGAACTTACACAAACACGCTTCTGGGGCGGAGCGGATCGTTTGCAGTGTTTACAAATAACGCAACGCAAGCCCAAAGCTCGCGCAGAGGCAACAGACAAATGGTTTAATAGCTTGCAGCTTGACAGAACGCAGGCGCGGCAGTTGGCTGTAGAGTTGATGCTGTTTGCAGAAGGACGTGAAGTAGAAGAGTAAATTAGGTGTTGACACTAGCGCAGCAATGCGCTAGTGTACTTGTATAGCAAATGAGGAGCACACAATGAAACGCATTACTAACAGCAGAGACACAGCACTTGAGCTGATTGACGAAGGAATGGTATCAGCAGAAGACATGCTAGTAATGGCATTGAAATATATGTCAACAGATGATGTTGCAGACATGTTAGACTGTAACGAACTTTCAGAGCGTTTTATGGAAGATTAGGTGTTGACACTAGCGCTGCAAGGCGCTAGTGTACTTGTATAGCAAATGAGGAGCACACAATGAAACGCAACTATAGAACAGCTTTTGACGCACTACGCAAAATGGGCGCACCAGTAATCCGCGGCGGTGACAACGGCGAAGATACATTCCGCATCAGCGCAGAGTCCAACTATGACACTGTGTGGGCAGACTACTACGAAGAGTATTGCAACGAACCTGCATACCGGTTTGGTGTAAAGAAAGAGATTAACGATGTGCTAGAGGCAAACGGATTGTTTGCAGAGTGGATCAACCCCGGCGTGCTAGGAGTTTACGAAGGCTGAATTCAGAGGCCCCTACTTTAGTATTGTCAAGTGCGCATAAGTAGGGGCGAACTATACTAAAGTATAGTTTAGTAAAAAAAGTATAGCAAGCACATTTTATTGCAATTTGTGCTTGCGTTGCTGTTTTAAAACTGCTACAACAAATTTGTAAGCAACAAACAGCAAAGTAGTAAAAAACATGTATACAGTAAACACACAAGTTTTTACAAATTTAAACAACAATACAGTTGTAAACTTTACACTTACACAAGCACACAAAGCGTTTGTAGTACAGTTTATTGCAGACGTATTGCAAAACTTAACAGCATTAAACGCAAGCTGCGTAACAGACGACGACGAGCAGTACTTTGTGCGTTTACAGGACGCAATGGAAGTGCTAGACAATTTGCAAATGCTTTATGCAACAGCAGACGACGATAGTGCTGTGTTTACGTTTACACTAGCACAAGCAGCACAAGCACTGCTATGCTACGACACAGAGTACAGGGAGTGCATAGCGGAGCAATTTGAGGATGCGTGTAATGACGCTGCTGCTAACGACAGCACATTTGCAAACTTAGCAGCAAATATTTTTGCAGCATATTAAAAAAAACACTTTACACTAGCGCAGCAATGTGCTAGTGTACTTTATAAGTTAACAAGCATAGAGGGAAGTATTATGCAAAAAACAAACAACGTATTTTTAAACGCACAAGACGCAGTAATTGTTGTAACTGTTAACAACGTACAAGTTGCAGCAGTAAACACAGCAGCACAATTAGCAGCAGTGTTTAAGCAACATAACATTAATTGGCAAACAGATGTTATTATGTGCAGCAGCAGCGTTGATTTTGCAGCGGAGGAGGGCTTTGCTACAGACAGCTGTGCGCATAATATTATAGAAGCAGCATATGACGTATTAGCATAGCTAATAAAAACACTTTACACTAGCGCAGCAATGTGCTAGTGTAACACACAACGCAGAGGCGACAGGCCCCGCTGCTATACATGTAAGGAGAGCAAGATGATTTTAGGACACGAAGAAGCAACTGCCAAAGGAGTCTGGGAGGTGCAAGACGAACAGGTTGTAGTGTATGCGGCGATGACTGCGGACACATATGACACACTGTATGAAGAAGCCGCTAGAATGAATGTTGACATCGAGGAGACGGACGAGTCGAACGTGTTCCTTGTGAGCTCAGAGTTCTTTGATGACGCAGACGAATGGGCTCACAATGTCTTTTACAGAGGAGAGATTAATTCAAGCTGGCATGATGATTGTGATTGACAACACACAATGACTATGCTATAGTAAATTACAACAAAGGTTCCTTAGCTCAGCTGGATAGAGCAACTGCCTTCTAAGCAGTAGGTCATAGGTTCGAATCCTATAGGGACCGCCAATACGCCCGCGTGATGGAATGGTAGACATAACAGACTTAAAATCTGTGGCCGCAAGGCGTGCCGGTTCGAGTCCGGCCGCGGGTACCAAATATAAAGTGGGCCGTTAGCTCAGTTGGTAGAGCAACTGACTTTTAATCAGTGGGTCACAGGTTCAAATCCTGTACGGCTCACCAATATAATAATGCTCCTGTAGCTCAGTTGGTTAGAGCAGAGCGCTCATAACGCTTTGGTCCTAGGTTCGAGTCCTAGTGGGAGCACCAAACACACAAAGGAGGCCGCTTATGGCAATATGCATTAACTGTCACACTATGGACAAGAGTTTCTTCGCACCGAGGTGTCACGCATGTAACGAAGAGAGTGGATTCTTCGAACAAGTCTGGGCGAGCCTCCTTTACAATGTTACCATTCTATTTGGATGTTGGGTTGCTTACAAAGTGGTTTGGTGGTACTTTGGTTTCTAAAAAAACTTTCATTTAGGTGTTGACAGCCCAGTGCAAAGACGCTATGATGTTTGTATAGGAACACAAACAAGGAACTTACAAATGGTTATGGCAATTGCAGATACAGGCGCAGACGTAGCAGTAAACGGCACTAGCTTGTTAGGCACAGTACGCACAACCTATGCAGACTTAGTAATTGCATTTGGTGCTCCAACATACAACATCGATGACAGGAATGAGAAAGTAAACACAGAGTGGAACATAGAGCTGTACGACACACAGGCAGATGAGTACATTGTAGCAAGCATATACAATTGGAAAACAGGATACACACCTGTAGCCAGCTACGATTGGCACATAGGCGGATACAACGACAAGGCGGTAGCGGCTGTGATTGAAGCGCTAAATGATGCGCTAGACAACTAATTTAGGTGTTGACACTAGCGCAGCAATGCGCTAGTTTACTTGTATAGCAAACGAGGAGCAATTATGTTTGAGAGATACAAAGTATATTATGACAGCAAGTTGATCGGCGAAGTAATGGCACTGGGCGAACACTCAGCACATGAAAAAGGCTGTCGCATTGCAGGGGTAAGTGCAAGCGCCTACTCAGGTCGTGCTCATCACAGAGTGACTGTAACCAAATCGTAACCAAATAAAAAGGTTGACACTGGCGCTGAAAGGCGCTAGTGTACTTGTATAGCAAGGCAGCAGGAGGCGCACATGGCTTATTACACTTACACAAAAGATCCAATTGGTTGCTTCGTAGAGAAGGACACTGGTAACTATTTTGAATACAGTGTCAACGATGAACCTATTTCAGGCTTTTCCGAAGACTTCCCACACAAGGTTTGGGTAGGTGGCGGCGGTGTATGCGGCATGACAGGCTATAGGTTTGCGCACGTTAAGAAAACGGTTGCTGTGATCGTTGTGGACGAAGATGAATTTGGTCTTCCTGTAGTAGAGAAATGGCACCTGAAAAAGAATAACGAATACGCTGTTTTTGGTTGACACTGGGACTGCCAGACACTAGTGTACTACTAAGCAACAGAGGAGCACAAGATGAAACCGTTCGTAAGCAAATTTCCAAAAACACGCAACATCCAAAGCGGAGACACATTAGATGTTTTCTTCTTTAATTCAGGCTTCGGCACAGAAGAAGGCACGATCCGTTGCCAGCGCTTTGACTTGTTCCTCAATGACGCATCATCGCCATATGCAACCATTTGCAGCCCGTTTGGAATGATGGACACTAAGTTGGTGGCAGAATTTAAGAACAACAGATGGCAGTGCGATTTAGATTAAAAAGAGGTTGACAGTGGCACAGCAATGTGCTACAACAAACATGCAACAGAGGAGCACACAATGTTTAACACGCTAGAATTTAAAACAGTCCCACAAACAGGCATCAAGCAAGCCAAGGCACAGTTCGGCCAGTATCAACTGAGTGTAATACTGGAGCCGTGGAAAACACTGTACGAAGTGGCTGTGTTTGATGACGATAGGTTTGTCCAACTGCCAGGCATACATCCTGACTACTACGAAGAGTTCTCCGATGATGTTATTCCTGGACTAGACGCAGCTGATGTCTCGGGCATTATGCACAAACTGGAAACACTACGCCTAGCCAATGCCCTCAGCTAGGTAAGAGCCAATAAGATCTCTGCTATAAGATCGTTATTATTGGTTGACACAGGTCCCGCATCGTGTTACACGTTGCTTACACAGGAGGTAACACGATGTGGGAACTTAGAGGACAGTTTAGCAAAAGACAAATGGACAGCAACACAGGTAAGCCCGCAACACAAGGCGACTTGGAGAATTCAGTGCTGTTGGTTGACACACAAGAAGAAGCGGATGCTTGGTGGGAAACTAGAACCAGAGGCCGCACTGCAACCAAACGTGTTAGTGTAATGTTTGATCCTGCAGGCAAAGTTGTCAAAGTTAATTTTAATTAGGTGTTGACACTAGCGTTGAAAGGCGCTAGTGTACTTGTATAGCAAATGAGGAGCACAACATGACAGACTTACAGCAAGACGAATTTTTCCTTAACGCAATGCAAACAGGGCTTACTGCCGAGCAAGCACGTAAAGCAACAGAGATGCGTGTAGCAGCAGATGCACAGCACTTTGAACAGTATGGCATTACACTTGCACAAGGCGAAGCAATGGAACGTTGCATGAGTGACTAATTAGGTGTTGACACTAGCGCAGCAATGCGCTAGTGTACTACTAAGCAACAAAGGAGCACACGATGAATTATTTAAACGAAGTACTAGCAGACTTAACGCTAAAGAACTTTGCACAAGATGTACTAAGCGTATTAAGTTTATTCGCCATTCCACCAGTCGTAATGTATATTGCATATGGCTTTGGATACTAGCAAGCCGCAGCTAAGGCGCAGAGGTGTAGCACACAGGCGCAAGCGGCACACACAACCCCACAAGGAGGCAGCTGGCAACAGTTGTCTCCTACTTTTACCTCAGTCGGACCAAACCTCAGAGGCCGCTACTTAACTGTAGCACAAATAAAAATGTAATGCAATAGCTAAAATAAATTAATTTTATGCTTTACAACTGTTTTAAAAGCTGCTATACACTACTTGTAAGCAACAAACAGCAAAGTGTAAAACATGCAACAGCAAATAAAAAAATTACTAGCAAACGCAAGCACAACTTTTGCAAACGTAAACTACACTACAACAGTTAAAACAGCAGCAGCGCACAAAGCTGTAGTAATTAAAAAAACTACTAGCGCAAACGTGCAGCTATTTGCAAACATTAAAGCTGCTACTAGCGTATTTGCAAACGCAGTAAACAAAAATGCAAACACACAAAATTTTGTTACTAGCAGCAATTACTTTAAGCACACAAGCTGCTATAGCATTGTGCAGCACAAAACAAACAACAATTTGTATTTGTATGCAATTTTTAACGCAGCAAGCAGCACGTATACAATTAACAACGTAGCAGCAACAAAGCAGCAAGTAGCGCAATACTTAACTGCTAGTGCAGCACAAAAGCTGCTAACTAACACAAGCACAACGTACAACGCTACTAACAACGTAACGCATAGCGTTGTAGTACGCACAATAGCGCTGCACAATATTAACAGCATAACAGCTAACAAGCAAACGCTTAACTTAAACTAAAATAAAAAGCATAGCAAGTGCAGTTAGTGCTTGCTATGCTACGCTTAACATGCTACAACATATTTGTAAGCAACAAAACAGCAAAGTAGTAAAACATGCAAAACACAAAATACACAAACACAGTTATTGCAACTATTGAAAATTTAGCTACAAAAATAAAAGCTGCTGCACATGACAGCGTAGCGGAAAAAAATGACTACAGCATATTAGACAATGTGCAAGCATTGCAGTATGTATATGCAAACTACGCACAGCATACTAATGCAGCAAGTTTAGCAAACGCTGCACTAAGCAGCACGTTAGACACTGTAGTACGTGAAAATATACACGCACAACTAACGTATATTAATTAAAAATAAAAAGCATAACAGTGCATTTTTTACTTGCACTGTTATGCAAAAGCTGTTACACAGTATGTATAGCAAACAAGGAGCTGCAAATGAAAACATTATGTAACAAACATGCGCTTGTACACAACTCGCTTACGTTTACTAGCTTTGAATACTATAACAAAGTTAAAGCAGCAGCAGGCGACATTGTGCATTACTATGCAAACGTGCGCACTGTATGCGGACACATGCAACGCTGCATAGTGCAAGTGCAAAACGGCAAAGTGTTAGCGTGGCAAAATTAATTTAAATAAAAGCAAATTAGCACTTGCGTTTGTATAGCGCAAGTGCTACAACAGTTGTATAGCAGCACAAGGAGCGCACTATGTATTACGTTGTAACGGAGCCGGGCTTAACACATTTAACATACGCACAAAAGCTATCAGCAACAGCAGTAGCAAAGCTGCAACACTACTATCGCGCAGATGCGTTTAGCGTAGCACCTTACACGCAACAGCTACAGCGCAGCTTGCGCACAGCTAATGCAAACGACTGCACACGCTACACGGAAGCACAAGTGTTAAGTTTTTTAAAATAACACTAGCACAAATAAAATAGTAATGCAAGTAAAAAAAACACTTGCATTACAAATTTTTTTATGTTATAAAAAAAATAAAAAAATAAATCTCGGGGGGTCGGGGTTATATAATTAAATTTTTTACTTTACAAAAACAAACAACAAAGCCTTAAAAAATGGAGTGATGCAAAATCACCACCTCACTTCTGTAAGTACTTCACCTAAAAAATCCGCGCAGCAATTTTTTTTTACGCTAGGACCCATTTCGGGTAAATACGATATGAACAATAATAACGATGGTCGAGGTAATATGCTCACAGTGAAACTCATGCTGTTTCTATGTGTAGCTTTTCATTTCATAATTATTCCTGTATGGATGTGGAGCTTGGGGCTACACTAATGTTTATAGACTATCTTATACGTCATCTTACTACAGTGCTCACAGTACACCCAGATGACGTGGACGGTCTCATACAGCGTATAAGAGAAGAGTTGGATGCTAACTCTAGTCTAACGCACACGCAACGCAAACAACTACGTACGATAATAGAAAAGCTGCTTGCAGCTAATTGAGCTACGCTCAATTTAAACTGGACCTCTTAACCGTGCGCTAAATATGTTGCGCACAGTGCTTACTCACAGTCCGAACAATCAACTCAGTAGCCCGCATAGCGAATAACTACACTTCAGCAGACTAGCTGAAACGCTGTGTGCAATAAATACACATATGTTTAAACTCAGAATACTCTATCCTAGCTCCTACGCTTACGACACAGCTGACACACGCACAGCCGCATTATGTTTAGAACTGTACACACAGCATGGAATAGAGTCATATCAAAGTTCGTCGAGTGTACTAGAGTTTGACTGTGTTGCGCATCGCACACTAGCTACTATGAAACTGCACTCTGTAGACTTTGAATTACTCTAAAAAGAACCATCTTTTTAAAAACCTTTAAAAACAGTATAAAACGCTTAGGCGGAATGTGTCTGTCGTTAAGGTTGAACTCGTTTTTTTATTATGCGTACGGCTTGTAGCAGTGTACTGGAATATGAGTATATGCTAGTTAAGTGTGTAGTTTAAGTGAAAAAAATTTTTGCAGCAAACACTTCGTGCTTGTTGGCATATGCGCCCTAGATCTCGTACTCGAAGTTCTGCGCTGTGTCGTAACGTCCGACCAGTGTCGCGCCGTTTCGTAGATGGAATTGTTCTGCCATATCAGTAAGAGGACTTAGTGTTACGTATCTACTTACGTTGGGATGAGTTTGCTTGATATGATTCGCAACACTAAAGATAATCTCTCTGCCACTGCCTTTGGCATAACTCCATACTGTGTAGAATACAGCAATGCTATCACCTGTTGCGTGTAGCATCTCTAGTTCGCTTGTAGGAACTACATCTGTATAGTGTACACATACTGCTGCACAGATGCGGGTGAAGTCTTCATCCCATAAGCCGTATACTTCTGATCCACTGCCGTTTCTCCACTCAGCTGGAATATGCGGACGCACAGGATCATCTTTTATGATTGCTTCAATAGTTTTAATATCTAGTTTCTGTAACATTTAATCTCCACCAAGATTGTTAATGAAGCTACGCAGTTTAGTTGAATCTGTTTGTGCGTTTACTTTGCCTATGCTTGTACCTTCGTCTGGAGAGTCTACTGGATTAGTTGGAGATCTCTTGAGACTGCTAAGTATGTTGCTGCTAGTAGTTGAAGTATTTGGGCTGTACCCGTCATCGTCGTCTTGCTCACAATCACGTATGCGTAAACTGTCTACGTCAAACTCTAGATCAATCTTTTGTCCTACACCCGAACTAGAACGTGTCTTCATCAACTGAATCTGATAACGTCCGCGCTCACGCATTGCTCTACTTGTAAAGATACCAATCAAGTTATCTGCTGTATTGATCTTTGAAATACCACCCGAGATATGCGAGTGATCAAACTCAATCTCTTCTACTGAGCTTCTGTTTAGCTGTGACGCTGTAACAAAGATACACTGTAGTTCCATTGCTAGGTTACGAAGCTCTTCTGATACGTACTTGTCTTTTACAAACAAGTTCTCTGCACTTATCTTTGCTGCAATAGGGTGCATCAAATCTAAGTAGTCTACAAGCAATACGTCTACCTTTTTGCCTGTTTTTATTTCATACTCTTTTAAATATGAGCGGATGTCATTGGCGTTTTTGCCTGTGGGCATATACTTAACTTGCAGGGCACCCGACTTCTTGCCGATCATCTTAACCTTCATCTCTACGTCATCAATGCTCTTGAATACATCTCTGCTGGGGATGTCTGTGGTCATTGAGTCGACCCTCATACTAACCAAGTTCTCTGAAAGCTCAAACGTTAAGTAAACTACGTTAAGACCTGCTAGTGCCCAGTTCACCCCCATATTAGCCAAGAACAAACTCTTACCAGACCCTGAACCACCTGCGAAGATATTAAGCTCACCTCTGTTGAACCCACCAAACAATTTCTTATCTAGTGCCGGCCAGCCTGTGCTAATCTGTCCGTTCTTATCTTTAATCGCTTCTAGTCTACCTCGAGGGTCAGCCCAGTAGTCTGTACCTAAGTCTTTCTGTAGTCCTATCTGTACAGCTTTCTTGACTAGCTCTTCACACGCTCCGTACTCACCCTTCTCAAGTAAGTCGGCACTGTCTAAGATAGCTTTCTCTAATGCTTTATGCTTACTAAACGTTTCAAACTCTTTTAGTAGCCAGTCATAGTGATTCTCTTGTAAGTCGCCCGGGTGTTTCAACTGTCCGTCAGTTGCTGCATTAATCATGTCAAACGTAGGCAGTGCATTATGCTCTATAACATAATCATTTAAAAACGTTGCTGTATCTTGCAAGCGACGATCAAAGCTAGTTGGCTCGAACACAGCTTGGGCTCTAACAAACGACTCTGCATCTGTCATCATCATTTCAAGATACACTTTCTGTATCTCGTACCCGTAGTCTGTGTTTTGTCTAGTCATACTCATATTGTACTTTCAAAGTAAAAAGTTGTCAATCTATTAAACGTCGATATCAATTAAACTGCCTGTGTCGATCTTAGGTGGCTTAATTGAACCATCCTTAAGATATTCTACCATAATACCTTGTCGCATTTCGTGTTCTAGCAGTTCTTTTTTCTTATGGTATAGTTCGGTAGGACTCATTCTAACTGATGCTCTTGTAGATGGTTCCACTACACGTACTGCTGCTTTGTTTACAGGCGGTGATACATTCTCTGAATTAGGAAATGTATGTGCATTGAAAGGCATGTTCTTAGAATTGCCCTGTACTGATTTGTCGCCTTCGTTCATAGGCTGTGCGCTATTACCTTGTAGCATCTGTGTTGTTTTGAGAATATTAGTTTCCATTGTCGTCCTTCATAGCATAATCCATCAATCTTTCAGGTAAACTACATAACCAAATGTATGGTACCCAGAATAGTATGTTATATATAATTATCTCTGTCATTGCTTATCTTCTCCCAATACTCTTCTAATGTAAGTTTAGGCATTGCTGCCAAACGCTGTTCACTTTCTATTCTACGTATTCGAGCCTGCTTAATGCCCCACCAAAGCCATATACGCCAAAACAGTTTAGTAGTTATTGCGTAATCTAAAATACGTTTCTTTAAACGAACCATTTCTTTGCCTTCAGTCTTATCTTTAGTGGCGAGCTCTCTGCCGCTGATGCTATACTATACAGTGCATATAGTCTGCCGTATTTATTAACGCAATCTCCGATATCATTTATGTCCGAAGTCCAATCTGGTAAACTAACACTCCATCCTAAATCGATTGCTCTTTCAACTAACTTCTTACCTGCACTATCTCTATCAGGAACAACTACGATATCTTTTGTTAACCTGTTCAGCAGTAATGCTTGGGTATCATTAACTTCACTACCGCCGATAGCGCAGCCGCCTACATGAATAGCATCGATTGGTCCTTCACACAGTATTGCAAACTGCTTATCAAACGTTTGATTGTCTAGGCCGTATACAAACCCAGGCTGCTGCTCGTTTATATACTTAGGTTTTTTATCTACTGTTATAGTTCTAGCTGTCCAACCTACAATCCGTTTTTCAAAATAAAACGGAATAATAATTCTATCTCTATATGCAAGACTAGAACTCCAGTAATACGTTGTGTCATCTAAGTTTAAGTTACGTGCAGCTATATATTCTAATACAGCAATGCTAAACTTATTAAATTCAGTAATGTCTGCAATCTTTACAGCATCTGGCGGAAGTGGAACTGTTTGAAAAGTAGGTATTTCTATTTTGCGCTCTCGAACTTCTACACCTTCGTTCTCTCTCATTACATCAAGTGCAACTTTAGTAATGACATCATCCGGTGCACCAAGCCATTGAAATAGCTTTTTCATCTTATGTGAAAAGGATCTTCCCGGTTGCCAGCTTGCTTTATATCCGCAATTGAAACAATGATAGCTAACTGTGTCAACTTCTGTTATTAATCCGCCACGAGCTTTTTTATCTGCCGACTCGCCGTTATGCACACAGCATGGTGCATTAAACGAAGTCCATCCGCTAGGCGTTGTTTTACGCTTGCCTGGTAAGAATATAGTCAATGTATCGGATACGATGCTCATACTATATTATAACATCGCAATAGTATTTGTCAATTAGTTTCTGACTAATACCTTTGTAATCTTTTCTGCAGGGTTAGCAGTAACTCTAAATCGGGTATGATTAAACACACCGTAATAGTTTATAGGCATTGGTTCTGTTTCAGCACCTGTACAAGTTATTGTTTGAAGAGCACTCCAGCCTGTAGCTGCACTAAGGGTGTTATCTAATGTAGCTTCAACTATAATGTCACCAATAAAACCGTCTGTATAAAATACGGCTGTATGTAATGCTGAATTGCCATTTATTCCAGGTTGAGCTGAAATACTGTTCGATACCCATTCTTCATTATTTTCAAAGAACGAAACTAGTTCAGTTGTCGGTTGTACGCCTGGAAATGCTTCTGAACTTATTTCTGCAATACCTGTATTACCAAATCCTGTATCAGAATATGTAATTGTACTACCATTTACTTCGTCATATAAGAATATAGAATATGTTATAAACTGATCTTGTACGTTAAGTAAATCGCTATCAGACACTTCAACAATACATGTACCACGTGTCGTTGTGCTTCCGTCATCGGTAACTGTTGCTAGTCTATCTACTATAAGTGTTTTGTTTTCGTCGTATGCTAGGAACTTCGGCGTATAGTTTGAAATATCTACAGGCTTTTGATCTGCGTTTAGCATTTTAAATTGTAAGGTATTTTTAATACCTCTATAAAGTTTTATTTGTCTACTATACACTGGTGAATACTCCGTCGTAAATCCTGCTTCATTAACCGTCACAGTTATTTGATTTTTTAATAAATATCTTGGTACAAGTTGCATACTGTATTTAGTAAAGAATAATGTTGTTAAAGAATATCCAAGAGAACTTTCCATTTTTAAGTGTCGTACAATACGGCGGTAATGAGTACGTAGGTATTATCATTAACCAGGATCAGTGGGTGACGTCTATGTATGTCTACACTGATATTAAGGACGAACATCAAGAACAAGAGTTCTTACAATTGGGCGAAACTTGGTGGTGGGAATCAAATAGAATGATTCCGATTAATATATTTCTTAAAAAAGATTTAGAAAAATTTAGATATATTATTATAACAATGAACTCAAAAGACGTAAATGTTACCGTAGGCCCAACTGTAAATTTAAATAACTTGTCAGTAAAACGTATTAAACGTAAAGCTATACAGTTAGTTCGAAAATCTACTAAGTAAAAAAACTTCCATACATCTGATAATCAACTGAATATATATTTTGTATCCTTGATGTCTGATCGTCTGTTAGCTCTAATTTAGGTGCTTTATTACTATGCTTATTTCTAAATAACGGAATATCAGCGGTATCGCTATACTGTTCGATTAATGTTTTAAATTCTGTATCTAATTGTTCTAATGTAAATATATTAGTATACATATTTGTAGGACCGATAGATGAATACTGTGCTCGACTGTGATTTCTTATATCTGTTGACTTGCTACAAATTTCATCTATGTTTTCAATAAAATATTCAATATCTGTTACGTAATCTCTAGTACCGTGTTTGTTCTTGTTTACAATCCTATCATTGTAGCAGCTTACAAATCTTTTTACAGGATCTCTCAAGATAGCAATGCGCATAGTATACGAATACCATTCGTCAACTGCTATCCGATCGATCGACCGTTCTTGCCAATTGCTTTGACGCATAATTGGCCTACGTTCTTTTCTATATTTAAATTCACCCATTATCGGAAAACCGATCATTGATATTGCTGTACTAGATCCGTTCTTATTTGGAATGGCAATTAGTAATTTTTTATTATTTGGAAATGTTAGTGTATGTATATCATTCATTAATCTGTTCGCAAATTAAGTTCATATGTACTACGCATGCTGCTGCATAACTAACAGCATGTGCTTTTTTGAAATAGTATTCACCACTTGTGGGTTTTATCCATACTTCGTTCAGTATAGTATTCCAGTCTTGATTCGCCAAGTGTCTCTTCGCTGGTCGTATGATGCTCAGAGCGGCGGCGAGTTGGATTATGGAAGTAGGCTTCAATTGCTTCAAGAGATCGGCGTGCCCGCTTAGATGAAATACTTGATCGACGAAGTCCGCGTGTTCCAGTAGTTGCCATAGAGGTTCTCCTTTCATTAATGTTGTTAAGTGTTCTTCATTTTTGATATCTTTATAGATACTGACATTTAAAAAATCGAGTTTAAAATACCCTCGATCTTCTGCAGTTTTATAATCAATTGTAGAAAGATTATTGACTGGGTTGTGTGGACACTCAGTAACATATACGCCAGTATTGTGCTTCTTTTCAGTATCTAATTTTGCAACCCTATGCTTAATTTGAGAAAGTATTATATCTCTATTAGCAAAGTCAATATCAATATCAGGCATTTATTTTATTCCACGATAACGAATGAGAGTTGTTTGGTGTATTACCAATATACTCTTCACCTGTTTCTAAATCAATTAGTTTCCACTTCTCAGGGCTTCTAGTCCTAACACTAAGAGTTATTGCTTTGTCAAACTCTTTAACTGTAGATCCATCCTTGAGTGTTCGTACTGTCATGCATTGGCCAATCGTTTATTAAGTTTTGTTGCTTTACGATTTGCTAAATCCCATTTAGCTGATGTTACTCGATCTTTAAACGTAATTCCTAATGTATGATCCATTTCATGCAAATAGATTCTTGCATTTACATCATCCATTTTAAAAATTTGTTCTACACAATTTTCGTCCCAAAAATGTACAAGAATCTCTCTAGGACGTTTTACTTTCATCCATACATTTGGAAAGCTCATGCAACCTTCCTCAACTACAATGTGTTCAGTTGTATGCTGCGCTACTGTTGGATTCATACACATAATTGATTGTCCGCCGTGTCTATCTGTCATAACAAACAATCGTTTATCAGTAATACCAATTTGGTTAGCACTCATACCAATACCGTTTTTTGATCGCATAAAATCGATCATTTCGTCTTTAAGTTCCGTAGGATTAAAATTAATATTTTCGATATCAATTTCATCACAACGTGTTTCTAATAGTTTACTAGGGTGATATACTAATTCCATTTTTTATTCCTTTATAATTTTGCTTCAGTAGCAACTTGTTTTACTAGTTCAACATCTTTCGGATGTCTCTTAAAACGCATTGCCCAGTGTTCAGGGTTGATAACGTGATAGACTAAGTCAAGATGTTCGTCATTGAATGTACTTAACATTTCTTTACCACTCTTACAATTCAAAATGAGCCAAGGCGATACTTTACCATCTTTGATATGCCATACTGCTCGATTAGCACTAACATGCTGAAAGTAATGATTCCATGGTGCAGGTTGATGTTCTTGCGCCCATTCTGTCATTGTTGTTACACTGCGTTCTAACGCAGTCGCAACATCTTCTTTTAAGATAACATCTAATGCATATTTTTCATACAGTTCTTCTTTACACCAATGGTCAAGTTTTACACCAGATGTTACTACGTGATCAATATACTTCTCAGGATATAGAGGTTTTACATTATTAACAAAACTACCAAACTTTACAAATGCATTATAATATTGGCTTTTGCAAAACTCTTCATACGTTTTTTCTTTTTTAGTACCTGCACTTAACTTATAGAATCTCTGAAATGCATACATACCGAATCTAACTCTTTTTTCATCTTTTTGTAATGCACGGCGTTTCTTTTCGCACATATGCACAGCAAGAGTTTTTTCTCGTGTATAACCTGTTTTACAATATTCACATACATAAGGTTTACTTGCCATAGTAGTGCTCACGGTAAAGTTCTTTAGTTGCTTTATGATCATAGTGAAGTTTGTGCGATATGTAATAGTCTTCTAGATGTATCCATTCTATATCTTTCTGTGTTGGTTCTCTTACAACTAAATTTAATTTTTGATCCGTAATTGGAATAAGATGACATATCGGCGTTCCGGCTAATATAGTAAAACTAGATTCACGATGATTAACCCAAGCTTGAACATTTAACTGCGGAGACTGCTCTGGATCCCATACGCCGATACATGATTCAATATCATATGTATCTGAATACGGTATCGGACTATGTAATATCTTTACACCTTTGGGCGCATTACATCTCCATGGCAAAGAAAATTTTAATACCGAATCTGCAGAGTGCGGACGCCTATGTCCAGCTATCGGATTTTGTGAATCAACAAGATTAGGTACTAGTGAAATATCTTTAAGGCGTTCAGATTTAATTGTCCATCTAAACTCAAATTCAGGTGTATGTGTTATATCAATGTGTATATCATACGGAAGTCGAACAATGTACCCAGTCTTTAAAATATCAAATACTGCTGGACATTTTCGTATAGTTGTATACGGGACCGGATGTGGTATTTCTTGTGCTTGTTTAAATTCCTGCAGAACTTTTGGTACCCAGTCAAACTTTACCTTTGACATCGGTTCAATAGGATACATTTTCATTATAGGCGTCACTGGCGTATAAAAAACTAAATCGTTACTTGGTTTTTTAAATTTTGATATTAAGTTGCTCAGCAAGATCTTTAACTTCCTTATCAGTATACATTGTAGATAATAAATCAATATCGTCAAGTTTCATTGCAGGATATAACTGTTGAAAAAGTTTTACTGCTTTATTATTTGATTTTGCATTCTTTTTCTTTTTAAAACCTATCCACGGATGAAACTCAATATTGCCTGTTGCGCCGGCTGTACATAATGACTGCCATAGCAATTGTTTATGTTTAGATTGAATTTCGTTAAAGTTTTTATTAAAGTTCTCATTAACTAATTCTACTGCACGTTCTTGTTTAGCACGGTTACCAGCAACACTACTAATGTATCGATTATGTAACCAAAACGCAACACTTTTCTTTTCTTCATCTGAGAACTCATTCCAGGCGCCTTTGTAGTTCATATCTACACAGCCGAATATTTGTTTTAAATTTAGTTTATCTTTTGGTGCGTTGTCTGCCATGTCTTAATGTCCTCAGGTGCGTTTATCTCTGTACCTTTAAATTGTACACTCAAACAACCAATTTGCCAACCACTTTTTAGCCAGCGCAGTTGTTCTAATTTTTCTACACGTTCTTCTTTTGTAACATTTAATATATGGTACAAGTGTAAAGGATTTTTCTTATATCCATACACGCCCAAGTGCCAGTCTCCGTAACCTGTTATACCTCTACCAAACCATAGTGCTTGGTCTCCAGCTCTAATTAACTTAACTGAGTTAGGATCGTTTTGCATTGCTGCTGGCATCTCTGTGAATACTGTTGTCACTTGATAGTTTTTTAAGTGCCACATGCATTTATCAATACACTCCGGTGTTACATCAGGCATGTCACCTTGTACGTTTACAAACTGATCATACTCGTCGAACTTACGGCTACGTATTGCACCTGCTACTCTTTCAGTGCCATTTTCATATGTCTCACTATCGATAAAAAACTCTGCGCCTGCGGCTTGGGCTGCTTGTGCAATTAACTTGTGATCAGTAAGCACGTATACGTCATAATCTGTTTGCTTACATGCTTCAACTACACGTTGTATCATAGTCTTGCCATCTAGCATACATAGAGGCTTACCTGGAAAGCGTGTGCTGTGATATCTAGCGGGTATAAGAATAGCGGACGATGTCATCTACAACCTCCTCAAATTTATCTAGTTGAAGCATATTTGGACCGTCTGATGGTGCGTTATCAGGCAGTTCGTGTACTTCGAGGAAGAAATTTGAAATCCCGAAAGCAGACCCGCTACGAGCGAACCCAGGAACAAGATCACGATTCCCGCCTGAACTACTACCCTTCCCTCCGGGCTTTTGGGCAGAGTGTGTACAATCAAACACAATAGGAACACAAAGATTATTAAGCATCCAATCAATCCCTGAATAATCAACAACAAGGGTATTATATCCAAAACTAGTTCCTCTCTCTGTTACCCAGACTTCTTTAGCGTCTGTAGTCTTACTTAGCACACCTTGCATATCCCAAGGCGCTAAGAACTGGCCTTTTTTAATATTTACAACTTTGTCTGTTGCACATGCCGCTGTAATAAGATCAGTCTGTCTACATAGGAATGCAGGTATTTGTAGTACATCAACTGCATCGTTAAACTCTCTTGAGATTCGATTTACTTGCACGTAATCATGTACATCAGTAAGTGTTTTAATTTTAAAAGTTTCTTTAATTGCACGGAAGTCGTTCATTGTTGCATCCATTCCCATGCCTCGGATACCATTAGCACTTGTTCGATTTGCTTTATCATAACTTGCTTTGAAAATATATTCTATATTATGTTTGTCACATACACGCTTGCATTCTCTTGCAATAGCAACAGACTGTCCAAGTGTTTCGTGCTGACATGGGCCTGCTATGATTCTCATTGATCTTCCTTTATAAGGTAGTATGTTGTAATAAGTTGATCCATTAATTTTTTAAGAGTTGGATTATCATCTACTAAGTCACATAGTGCTAACCATTCACTATAATCTAATAGCCTACCTTGGGCCCGAGCAACAGCACCTGGATCACCACCAATTACCCAACGAGGTATATTGTTGTGTGGTGGATCTCTATACCTTGCATAAACTACACCATTTGCTCTTTCGTATATCAAAGGCTGTCCTGGTATTAGTCTATTTGTTTTTGGATCTTTTTTCAACCACGGTTCCACTGGTACGCCTCACTATATCATCATGATTAAATTCTGCCCAGTATAACTCAAATGCTACGCCGTCTTCGAGTCCTTCAAACTGGTGTATCTTTCCGGGCTTTACTTGTGTAAACTGTCCGGCTTCAAGAATGGTTTCATCAACTAGATCTTGATCATCTTGCCATACTCGTACAAGCATCTTTCCTGACTCTACAAAAAATCCATTCCATTTAAATTGATGCTCATGTTCTGAACATTTAAATCCTGCTTTATATTCAATACGGTGAAATTCTAATACGCCGTTAGCGTGGACCAATTCTGTCTGACCCCAAATTTTTCCTGCTTTCATTTGTATCTCCTTCTCTACTATAATATGATAGCCAACCTGTTACTATAACTTTTTCCTGTGTTGGAGAGGCTATCCCTCTGTGAGTAAATGTCCAATCCGCTGGCCATATTACTGTTCGACCTTTTGCGGCTCGTACCTTTATATTTTGATGTAACCATTCTGTTTCGCCACCATCAGTAACATCATTTAGGTATGTCATAAACACTAAATGTCTATTACATTCAACCGGGTCAACACCACCTCGTTCGGTATGCCATGCTGAAAACCCTTGTCCAGGTTCGTATCGTTGAATGTTTGTAAAGTCTTTTGTTGTAAACGGATTATAATTGTTGCACCACGGATAATCGTCCATATATGCTTCTAGACATTTTTGCAACTGAAGCATATATTTTTCATGTAGCCTCGGGTAGTCATCTAGACGAAGATCAAAACTTGATTTTACTTCAGGTTGAATTCTTCCGCCACTCAAGCCTGGTTGAGAAAATTCCTTTTCGTTTATTGCTGTATTATATATTTCATCAACTATATCTAGATCGATATAATAGCTGCGTAAAAAATCAATATCTAAAATTTCTTCGTCATGTATCATAAAAGTTTTCCATAATCTATTACTTCACATTGCTTTGAAATATCTTTTACAAAGAATGCACAGTCAGGATTATCTCCATTAGTTAATGGTACTGTTAGCAACTGGCCGTTTTTCATTTTAGGAAAATACCATTTTACATCTGTATAAAAATTTACAATCTCTAATTCGTCAAATCCTGTTTTGTAACTAGTTAAAGGATTAAAAAGGAAGGCTTCAAATCCTCTATCGTTAATACTAGTTAGCGGAAGTATTTCAATATCATTACCACTTTCGGAACAGCCAACTGCTACGCTCCAATCAACAGGCATAGTAATTTCGTTTTGACCAATTCTTAAAACCATAGCAGGCGAACTAAAAGATTCTAAAAAGATAAGTGGAACAAAAAAGAAATCTGGCTCTTTTGGATCACTATTATCAAGAACACTAAATCTTACATCGTCTTCAAGTCTATCTGGTAAGTCGTCTAAGTTATAACATTTGTTTTCTAATGTTAATATTTTCATTTTATTTCCAATCTACTTTTTCAATAGTAAATGGGTATTGCGCCTCTTTGTAAAACTTTTTACGTTGAGTAAGGTGCCGCTTCGCAAACTTGCATGTCGATGTCAAGTCCCATATTTGTACGAAGTCTTTGTCCTTTGCCTTCCTTACACCTCTACCAATTGACTGAATTACTCTTACGAAACTTTTTCCAGGCTCGAGAAGAACCAGGTTAAAAATACGAGGAATGTTGAGACCCACAGCGGCCACTCCGTATGTAGCGATGATAACTTCATTAGTTCCTTCACGTATAGTATCATATGTTTCTTTCCTATCTTTATTTTTTACTGCACCACTTACGAAAGTGCTATCTGGGATAAGTTCTGCTAGTGCCTCTCCGGCACTAATTCTGTCTACTAATATTAATGTGTTGCCTGATTCTTTTACTGTATTCAGTAGCTTGCCTATGTACTCTAATCGTTCTGTATTTGTTGTTAGATATTTTAATTCTTCTTGATAACCTGCATGTGCTACTGTGTCTATCATCTGTACTACATTAACATGACACTCTGCAAGCACACCTTTGTCTTGCAATTCTTTAGCACTAATTTGTCCAATGACTGGACCTAGCGAAGCATGAATACTTTCAAACTCAAACTTTTCTCTTGGCACTGTGCCAGTGAGTCCCCAACGAATGGGCGCATTCCGTAGGTTGCGTGTAAGCAGGTTCTTGAGAACCTCTGCCTTTGCCTGGTGTACCTCATCGACGATAACAGTGCTAACACCTTCTAGGAACTCTGCAAGTGATAACACTGCTGAGCCGTCCTTATGCTTCTTGTCGAGAATATTCAAACTCTGCCAAGTACATATAGTGTGAGTCTTACCTAGGTTCTTTCTATCGCCGAAGTACACACCTACGTCCAAGCCGCAGTTAATATAGTCCTCTTCTGTTTGTTCCACTAACGACTTGTTAGGAACAATCACAAGACTTCTACCATACGGCTCGCTTATATGTGACAACGTTGCTGTTGTAATTGTTTTACCTGCACCAGTAGCAATCTGTTGCAAGCTCTGTGGATTATTAATAAAGTTATTAATTGCTTCTACTTGATAGTCACGTAGAATAATATCTTCACCTTCTGCTGGATGACCCTCAGGCCATACAACGCCTTGATCCTTCCAGTAGTTTTCTGTTACCGGTTTAAAGTCTAATTGTATAGGATGTCTTCGATCTTCAATGTCAACAATCTGTACTTTGTTCTTAGCAAGTACTTCCTGTACTACGTTAAGATGATTAACATAGCCAGTACCACCGATACCAAAGAAAGCAACTTTGCCATCCCAGCGTCCTAGTTTATACTGTGGCATATGTTTTGCATACGGCACTTCGAACTTGAGCGCATTAGAAAGTTTTCTACGAACATCAACATCAAGACCTTCGATCTTAATGTTTACTTCGTCTTCAATGATTAGTTTACAACTACTCATATTTTCCACCGATACTTATTCATGTAGTTTGCGTACACCGAGTCTTCTCTTTCTAGTATTAGATCACAGTGCTCATTTATATACAGCACAGTGCTTTTCTTATAGTTTGGTGTATCTGTATTACTAAATCTAAATGCCGTAATCGGCTTCCAATCTATTGACAGTAACACTTTTGGAAACTTGTTAGCTTTAATATACACTACTTTAGTAGTTTTGTCAATCGTTGAATTTAGTTGTTTCTCAGCAATAAACTTATTAAGTTTAGTATCACCATCTTGTCTAAAAAATACTGTTTGTGCATTAGGCTGCAAGTACTTTTCAAATATATAATATGATTGAAATATTTGTTTTTCTTCTTGTCCTGGTTCGACTATTATAAGTAACGGGTATCGATCTAATTTATCAATTGCCTCGTAACACTGATTTAACGAGTATTCCGTTACCGGACAATATATCGATTGTTCCGGCCTTAATGCAATCTTAGAAGTTAAGTTAGGATTATCTGTTTTGAAATTAAAATTAGTTAATCCGTATCTACGCTGTCTATCTACAATCTTAAGAATGTTATTGTTTGTGTCTTTTTTAAGTTTTTCTAAAACAGTATCATTAACATTTATTAACTGATTATCTAAAATACCTGGTATATAATCAGTTGGCTTATTACTAATTTCTTGTATTTTTTTATAAAAATTTACAAGTTCTTCTTGAATAGAAAATGCACTATCAGAAAATTCGTCAAGTACAATTAGTGTATTTGTTTCGTTAAAAATAAAATAATGCTCGTTTGAACTTTTTGTATGTTTGTAAGATTTAGTTTTAACTTTTCTAATACACTTCTGTATTTTTGCTGCTAATTTTCTATTAAATGGAAATCTTACTTTAATATAGTTATCAACTAATTCAACAGTTTTACTTCTATCAATTTCACGTAAAGGCTGTCGAGACTGGACAATAGCTTTATCGATGTCTAACTGATACGAGGTGAACTGTGATTTATAGTCTACTAATTTTTTTTGCATAAGATCAAACTGTCGATCAGTAAGGGCAGTGCCTGTAAATACTTGACGAGCAATACTACGCATGATGCCAATATCATTACTATCTACTGTAAAATTATACGAGTGCTCTTGCAAGCCAACTAGCACTTCTAAACAATCTTCTATTGAGTTTAATTCTATCATATTATATACTAACAGGTTTAATTAAATTTGTCAAGTAATTCAAAGGAATACCAGCAGCTATTTCTTCTACAGTATATTCTGTCCAGGCATAATCGTTTAACCATTGCTGTCTGTCCGGCATTAACGGCGTTTCGATATTATGTATAAAGTCTATATCATTGCCTACAGGATAAGCAAGACTACTATGGCTAACAAAAGTAGGGACACCGTTGATGGCAGAATGGATACCAGGGTTACTACTATAGCTAATAGTACAATATATATTATTAAACCCCATATCAAAATCATCATATGTGCCTTTTATCTGTTTTGGTTCTTGTATATGCACATTAGAATAATTCTGATTAATGTGTCTTATTTTACACCTCGGATGCGGCCTAATAAGTATTGGACGATCAGTATGTTTTCGAATCTGTTGTATAATACTATGCATCCAGTCTTTCATACTAGGCATATTTGCCCACTGCAAACTTTGATCATGTTGGCCGCATAATAGAATATATTTTCCGTTTAGTCTCCAAGGAGAGAGCTCTAATCCCATACTCCTAGCACGATTGTTATCATTGTCACTAGGGCCAAGATGCCCATCACGGTTGATACCATTTAGTCCTACCTTCCACGTCTTACCTCTTTCGATTCCTCCGACTTCGAGTACGATAGTTGGTTTAGAAAGTTTAGTATTACGGGTCCAAATATCTTTGTTACGAGCCATTCTGCCGTGAAAAAGCACACTCCAAATAACATCGCAATCGGAATCGTTACTACTATTACTACTGACAATAGTGTGGCCATTATTAATACAAGAATGCTCAAAAGCATCAAAAATGGGACGGGCATTCTGCGCTCCATGTTCTCTCCATAATTTAAATTTCATAGTTAAATATAGCATAGTTAGAAAGATAAGTCAATGAGAGAAATTACAGTAGTTACTACATTTCATAAACCCGGACTTGACTTATATGCACAAAAGTTTTTAAATTCTTTTCACAAATATGTAGATAAACGTGTTAAGATGATTGCGTATGCTGAAGATTGTAATCCTATTAATCCTGATCCCAATCAAATAACAATAGTTGATCATCATGCAACATTACCTAAATTAGTTTTTTTTAAAGATTGTTGGCGTAACGATCCAAGAGCAAATGGTCAAGGTCCTGATATGAAACGGCCTGATGCTAAGAAAAAATTTAAATGGGATGCAATACGATTTGCTAATAAAGTGTATGCAGTTCTAGATGCTGCACATACATGCGGTAGTGATATTCTTATATGGATGGATGCAGACACAATCGTACATAACAAAATGCCGTTGGAATTTTTTGAAAACTTTATACCTAATGATGTATTTTTATCTTATGCAGGACGCGGAAGCAAGTATACAGAGTGCGGATGGTACAGTATGAATCTTAAACATGTGTATGCATTACCGTTCTTTAATGAGTTTGAACGTATGTACGAAGATGCAGATAATGGTATATTTAAAGAAAAAGAATGGCACGATAGTTATATATTTGATGTAGTACGCAAGTGGCATGAATCTAAATTTGATGTTAAAAACAACGACTACGCTAAAGGATTAATTAAAGGTGAAGGGCATCCTATTATTAATACTGAACTAGGATCATATATTGATCATATGAAAGGTGATAGGAAGTCTTTAGGCAAATCTAAACGCAGTGATCTAAAAGTTAAACGATCCGAGGATCATTGGTTATAAGTTATGACGGCCGATTAGAATTTCATTTGTAAGCTTTACTTTACCAGACTTTGCTTTGAAATGATCTATATAATCTTTTAATACACTTTTACCAATTGGTGATTTATTTTTTGCAGTGTTTAAATCACGTAGCTTATATCCGCAGTTAGCCATAGTTGTTACAGTTTTTCCGTAAACTTCGCCGTCATAAAATCTACGCATTCCTTCGATATTATCGTTATAATAAATGTCTTTATACGTGTTTTTAAACTCATCAAAATGCTTATGCGCTTTATTAAGTAAGAAAAATCCTGTTTCACAACTATGCCATTTTTGTCCTTTAGCATTATGCCATACTGAAAAATGTGCGCTTAAAGTTTTAGAATTACAAAGTGTACTTAAAAAATTCTCTGACATTGGTTTCTTCATTAATGTATCTGCATCTAACCACATTAATCTTGTGCAAGGAATATTATCCATTGCATGAATAATTGAAAATCCTTTCTTAGCAAACTTTCTTTTTATTGCTGATTTTCGGTGTGAATGGCGATTATTAAAATTATCAAATTCGCTTCCTAGCTCGAATCCTAATTTTTTAATTCCTTTTGGAACATCAAAGTCACCTTCGTTATAAAGGTATAGCGGAATGTCCTCAGATTTTTGATATTTTAAATAACTTAGCAACATTGACTGGCCGCATTTATCAAAGTATGCCTCGTCCATGCTTGTAACAATAGCTGTTTTCATAAAAATTTCCTCATATGCTGCCAGGCTGTGCCATCTTTTAATTCACTAAATTTCCAATGAGACATACTTAACTTAGCTAACCAATAATCTCTTTCAAACGTTGCTGGATTTTCTAAAGTAGCAAGGTTAGTGTTTGCTACATCGTGTGCTTGACTTGCTGCTGGATTAGGATCTGTAACGAATACCGGTATGCCTTCGATTGCACTAGCAACACCGGGTGAACTATTATATGTAACTGTTGCCCAAGCATTTATTAAATCATCTTGAATATTAGGATTTCGACTTAATGTATATCTAGCATCACGTTTAAGATAACGATGTTTTTCCTTATCGCCCGGGTGTCCTCTTACTACAATTGGTCTGTCTGAATATTGTCTAATCTCTCCAATTGTTTTGTCAAGCCAATCAGTTACTGATAATCCTTGCATACTCCATCCACCATTACGTTGTGTTGGTATAAGTATGTGTTCGCCACCACTTCTCCATGGTTTAATTTTTAACTGTAGATCATTTGATATCTGCTTCCATCTATTCATATCTGGAACTCTGTCAAAGTAATTTCCAGTAGTCGGAAACACACCATTCATACTATATCTAAGATATTGAAGATGGTGATCTTTACCTAGGTTATAATTAAATAAATTACTATCTACAATAATTGTATTTTTACTTTTTTCAAATACGTTTTTTCTTAAAACTAGATGCGGTGTATTTGGACTACCTGAATGCACCCATCCTTGTATTACTGCTAGATCGGCAGTAGTGTCTACTACCTTTCCTTTATATAATATACCGTTGTCGCCTTTTGCACTTACACCTTCGATAAAGTTTTTTAAAATTAAAACCTTTTGCTCATTTTTGTGCGGACTAGGTACTCCGGCAGCATACGCTACTACTTTTTTCATAAGTTTTTTACTTCTTTCCAAAATTCTGTAGTTGCAAGTCTGCACTCGTCTAGTGCATTTTTATAAGGTTTAGCTTTTTTCAAGTGTCTAGAAAGATCAGTTGTTTTACCAATCATTGTTGGTTTATGCTTAAAATAGAAAAATTTAGAACTCCAATTACCTGCACAGTACACAGTTTTTCCTAATAGTGTTCCCCAATATACACCATGATAACTGTTAGTAATAATGTTTTTTGCACTACCTAAAATTTCTATAGTTTGCTCCAAATTTGCGCCAGCATTAGTAAATCGTGGCATTGGAAGAGATCCAAACTCCATTGGTTTTATTAATTGTTTTTTATGTTCAAAAAATATAAATTCGTTAGTTTCGTTATAAGTTTTATCAAATGCAGGATGCATGCAACTTGCACACGGTACCCATCTATACGGACTAGGATCGTCTCTGATTCCAATTAGATTAAACCAAGATATCCAGTTAGGCAAAGATAACAACGAATTGTTTTTTTTATCTTCAATTTCTTTATTAACGCCTGCTCCCCAAATAGCAGTACTAGGCCTATCAGTAGTAGTTTGTAGTTTTTCAAGATACTCAGAAACAAGTGGTTGTACTTTATCAAAGAATTCTGATTTAATCTGATTATTGACTGGCGATCCTTGCTTTATTAAAGTCTGCCAGTGTAGCATTGCACTTCGAACGTCAGGATTGTGTAGTATTGTGAATAGATTTGCACCAAACAGTTCATTTTCAATTAGGCCGCCGCCGCCGGCGATAATTGGAACTCCGGATGGTAATTGTGTTGTACCTAGTTTATCTATATCAACTACCATGTATTCATCTTCAGATAAAAAATATTGTAGAGGGTTACTTGCCATATCTCCTACATTGTTTTCGTCTACCCGATGTGTGACTATATATTTAAGTGCCATGTAATATCCTCCATGCAGTGCCATCTTTTAATTCATTAACGTGAAACTGTCCGTACGCTAAATGATGGGCCCACTTATGTATTTTATCTCGATCTTGTACCGTTGGATGTTCAAGCTGGCTAAGATCCTTGTCTGCAACCGGATCTGCTGCACAAGGTGCTAGTGTAAATGCAGGTACTCCGAATAAAATACTTTCAATTGCTGCAATACTTTGATATGTTACTAGTGCATGACAATCTTGTAAATCTGTATATATTGGTTTTGATCGTCTACGATATTGTCGAGATTGTTTATATCTAATTTTAATAGGACGATCAGTATATTTTCTAATTTCTTTTTTTACTTCTGGTAGCCATGTTTCTACATTAATTCCATAATAGTTACACGGCTTTTCACTAGGCGGCACTAATAATATATACCTACCTGAATTCTTTTTGTCGTTTATATTATGTCCAAACTTTTTCCATCTATCACTCGGTCGTTCAACTATATCACTAAGTTGTAAATCATTGTAAACAATTCGATGTATAGGCTTTAAGTCTTCCTTTGTAACTTTTTCATGGCCACCAGTATATCCGGTATCCATATAATAAAAAGGAAGATTATGTTCCTTTCTATACTTTAGTATATCAGCTTTTGCTAAACTTCTAATAACAACAGGAGAACTAGGTAAATCATCGTGATAGTCTGTAACCTGTAATCTAGCGCCATTTGCTAACATGTTTATATAGACGTCTTGTCTATTTTTACTTAGGCATGTTATCATTCATCATCTCATGGAGTTCAGTTTTCCATTCGTAATGATATTCGCAATTACGATAGTTTTCAAACCATGGACCGCCTTCGGTGTAGTGTAACAACTTAGGCTTGCCGTCTTGTGGCTGATTATACCAACCTACTAACCAGTTCCATTCATGTGATATTTCACCTACTTCAGAATCATCCAACCAGCTGTATCTATGCAAGTATGCACCTGTAATACTTTCGTCATTAACTAAGTCTTGTGTAAGTTTTTTGTTGCTAGGATGTCCGCAGTTTAGTAACATTACACTTGACCAGTTTTTGCGTGGATAAACTGTTTGTGTTTGTCCATCCATCTTTGTGCCTTCTTTAGGCGTGTAATCGTGATGCGCACACATTACTGCATACTTGTCGTCGCATTGATCAAATAGTTCTTTGATATCTGTAAGCAGTATCATATCGCAATCCATAAACAACGCCCAGCCATTAAAATTACATAGCTCCGGTATTAAGAAACGTGTAAATGTAAATTCAGTTGACGAAAGTTTGTCTACTGGGCGAGTGTAACGTCCTTGTTCTCTTAATTCTTTTTGAATCAACGGAGTAACAGTTGCATTAGGCTGTTTGTTTAAGATGCTGTGCTTGCATACTTGATATGCAATATCTTCTCTCGAATCGTATCCTACAAATACTTTCATTCTTCTCTCCGTTCTATATCTGATTCTTCTAATATATCTCCAAACCACGTTTCAATAATTTTAACAGGTTCATCAGTATTATTATATGGACGATGCCATACTTGTTTTCCAATATCGTAACTTGACTGTGGCGGTACAAACGTTGTACGTTTTAAATTATTCCATTCAGTATCAATTGTAACAGTACCTTGCACTACATGCCAATGTTCTGATCTATAATGATGACGTTGATCTGATAAACTCTTACCCGGCATTATTGTAAGTTCTTTTACAGCCCAGCCTGGTCCTGTGTCTAACACTCTATAAAATCCCCAAGGACGATCAGTTCTAGGTGCTTTCCAGTCACTTAGTATCCAACTACTTGAGTTCTTTTTATCTTCGCCGCCTACGCCAAAAGCAAATTTTACATCAGGACGGTTACCGTATGTAGCAAACTCTGGTGTTGTAGTGTTTGTTCTATCTCCGCCGTTTGCAAATATAAGATTACCTGTGTGTATTGATAAAACTTTCATAATAGCAGCACATGCACTATTATCACTATCGTCAAATGTAATAACCTCGTCTACTACATCTAACTCTTGAATAATTGTAGTGCGTTCGACAAGTGGCATAAATGGTCTACCTTTTTTACGAGTAAGCCATTCATCTGAATTTACACCTACAATAAGTTTATTACCTAGTGCCTTTGCTGCTTTAAAGTATGCAATGTGTCCTGAATGTAAAGGATCAAAGCCCCCTGTTACTAATACAATGTTCATAAAAGTAATTAGTTGATTTTTGGCCCATGATTAGGCATAACTGACTTTAATAAATCCCATACATACCCGTCACGTAATTCTTTACCTTCCCACTGCATAAATGCAATTCTTTTCAACCATTGCTCTCTGCAAGGTTCCCAGGTGTTTTCGATATGTTCTATTTCGGTTTGCGATACCGGAGTGCTTGCTGCACTAGGATCTAGCACAATTGTTGGTGTGCCGTATAAAGAAGTTTCTACACTGCTTGTGCTATTGTATGTAATAGCACACCATGCATTATCTAGTTCTTCGTATAATGTTTTATTTGAATATGTGAGATTATCAAATATTGTGTCTAAATGCAGTCTTAATGTATTGTCTTTAGGATGCGGTCTTATAATTAACGGTCTATCAGAAACTTTTTTAATTTTATTAATTACATTTACAATATAATCTTTATAATTAATGTTATTATAAGTTAACTTATTTAATGCACTGTCTCCCGGCTTTTGACAATTTAATAATATATTATCTCCTCTACGTTTCCAGTCGTGTACATTAATGTTATATTCTTTGCTTAACTGCGTCCACCTATCATAAGTGTTGTCATATGGATAAATTCCTTCATCTAAAAAGTAATGATTCCAAGAAAATTTGAACCACTTTGAATCAAACGGAATTGCCCTACAAGAACTTCCGTCGTCAATCATTCGTAAGTTAGGAGCTTCTCGTATTAGAATGGGCTTGTTTAATTTTTCAAGTGCTATATAAATATCTTCTGTCGGCCTACTAGGCTTTTTTACACCGTTCTGTATTAGAAAGTCATATTGTACATTCTTAAGTTCAGCTAGTTCAAGATCAATAATGCCATGTTCGTACTTACCTATGAGATTACCTATTTCTCTAAGTTTTTTCCATTTTGCCTGACGGACAATAACTCCTAACATTATAATTGTTCTTTTTTGTTCTTCATAAGTATCGATCCTTTAAAATTTCACGAGCAAATCCGCTTGATATTTCGTCTCTACTAAACTGTCCGTAACTTAGACTAGCTAACCATTCTTGTCTGTTATCAGGTCTATACGGGTGTTCTATTTTTGACAAATCTTGTAATGCAACATTATCACAACAACTCGGTGCTAAGTTAAACACAGGAACACCTGAACAAATACTCTCGATAGATGCTAAACTTTGAGATGTTACTACTGCCCATGCATTATCTAAATATCGATCTAATTTATCGTCACCCCTGTCTTTACGAGATTCTTTTAATCTATAAAATATTTTTCTATCTGTATACTTACGCAATTCGTGTTTTACGTTTATAATCCATTCTATATCAGTTTTTAATCCATCATAATATCTCGGTGGCCACACATCTGGTGCAACAATTAAAATGTAGTCACCGTTGTTATTCCATTTTTTAATTTTGAAATTGCAAGTATCTAATCTTTTATTATCACAATCAAATATTTTAGATTCTTGTAATCCTCTATACGTTAGCCTAAACATGCTTGCTGCTTTAGTTTTAAAAAAATATCCATTGTCTACATGCAAATAATGACTGTTAAATACAGCTTGTCGTTCTTCATTGTACTTCCATGGACCTACTACAAAGTATGTGTGATCTAAGTTTACCTCAGAAGTTTCTGTTAGTGTGCATGCCTTTTCCATAGAAGGCATCATATTTCTTAAAACATTATGGGGATTATTGAAATAATACAAGTGATCAAAATTAGGACTCATATTGTAATTATCTATTATCGACTAGTGTACTTATTTTTTTTGATATTATAAGTTATTTCGCTATGATTTAGATCTATTTTTACTCTACGTTCAAAATCTCTCATTCGGCTTTCTTTGTTTGTTCCTGCAAAGTGAACAATTTGTTGATGTGATCGCATACACAATTCACGTCTTTTATTCCAGCCATTTTGATTATAAGGAACAATGTCTACACAGTCTTTATACTTTGTTTGACTCATAAGTATATAGCGAGGCTGATCGTTACCTTTAGTAGTTCCCCATTCTTCTTGCCAAGAATTTAACTTTTCTTTATCAGTAATATTAGGAATTTCAGAAAGCATATTAATAATTTCTAAATTTTTTCGATAAAACATAATACCACTATTTAAAATTGCTTGTCTAGCCTTTACAGGATGACTTTGACTAACAATCCAAGGTTTTGTATATTGGTCAAAGACTGTTCTACAATCCCAATTAAAATCTATAAAAAATGCATCATCGTCAATCCACATAACTCTATCATGAGATTCGAGTGCTTGTCTTATTGCGTAAGTTTTTAAATATCCTGGATGTTGCATTACACCTTGTTTGTAATCGATATCAGTAAAATAATGATATTCAATGTTATGTTGCTTTGCATAATTTTTGTGATTTACATCAGCATTATACTTGTTACCATTTGATCCTGATATAATAATCATATTCTATTCCGTGTTGTTTAAATATTTACCTAAATAAATAATTTATGCACAAATGGATTAAACACTATAATACTCACTATAAAAAACATTTAAGAGTTATTGCAAGCGGATCTAAACGAGGTTTAAAATCTGATTTATATGACCGGTCTGAGGGATTTGAATTTTTGTTTACTGAGCTATTAAACTTGACTAATAGCGAATTACAAATTATTGAAACTGGCACTGTGCGTAAACCTAATAACTGGAAAGATGGCAATAGCGGAATGATATTTGCCGAACTTGTAAAAATGCAAGGCGGCTTTGTAAGATCTGTAGATTTAAAAAAGAATGCAGTAAACGCCGCTAACGAGTTTATTGATAACAATTATTTTAAAGCGTATCAGAGTGATAGCGTAGCTTGGTTAGAATCGTTAGACGATTTGTCTAATGTTGATTTGTTTTATTTAGATAGTTACGATGTAAAATGGATGGACGACACTCCGAGTGCTGAACATCATTTAAATGAATTCAAGGCAATCGAACCTTACTTAAAAGATTGCATTGTAGGTATAGACGACAACGCATTTAAAGCAGACGGTACTAGAACTGGAAAAGGTAGAGCAATATACGACTATCTTGCTGCTAAAGATATTTTTCCTCTATGGGATAAGTATCAAATAATATATAGGTTTTAAAATGATTGTAGATACATTTTTATTTAATGACGAATTCGAAATGCTCGACATTCGATTAGCTCTTACTGAAAAGTATGTTGATAAATGGATCATTTTAGAAGGCAACAAAACGTGGAGCTGGAAGCCTAAGACATTTAACTTAAAAGAAAACATAGATCGATATTCAAAATATGGTGATAGAATAGAAGTTATATCACTTGACATACCAAGGTCTGTTACGTTACCTAATGTGCCAAAGCACTGGATAATTGAAAACTTTAGCCGTATGTCTTTGCAGCAAGGTATTGACAGACTTGATACTGAAGATATTATTATACATTCTGACTTAGATGAAAACTTAGACCCAGGTCTTGTTCCTGATATTATAAAGCTTATGGATGATAAAGATAAACCTGTAGCATGTAAAATGCATATGTTCTTTTATGCTTTTAACTTACAAGCATATAGAGGCTGGAAAGGTTCTATGGTTGCACGTAAGCGTATGTTTGAAAATCCGCAAAGGCTTTATAGAGGAAAAAATCACAAACGCAAAGATAGAAGTCATGCAGTGCATTATCCAGAAACAGCAGGATGGCATTGGTCTTGGGTTGGCACTGACGATCGAATTCGTAACAAAGTTAAAAGTTGTGTAGAGACTAAGCACTGGGATGCTGACAAAACAATTAATAACTTTAAAGAACTAAAGACAGAAATTGCAATTAATCACAAATGTAGGACACGTAAAGTTGACTTTGATTATCCTAAAGAAGTAATGGATATTATAGGCTCAAGTCCTTATTGGGTTTGATTTGCTTTTACTAACAGTCGTTCATGGCTTTCTTTATTTTTACTAATAGCATATGACTTATGCTTTTTTTCATTAGTAAGAATAGTTAAGAAGTAATTGTTTTCAGACACAAAGTCGTCTACTGCTTGGTTAGTTCCGTACCCTGGTAGTTCAAAGCCTTCTCTTAAATAATCATGTCCACATATATAGCCGTCTTCTTTTACTTTGTCTTTATATGCATTTAAATCATCTTTGCAGCCGTTATAGCTATGATCAGCATCAATATACACCCAATCAAACGTATTGTCTGAAAACTTACTAGCGCCTTCTACACTTAACGCACGAACTATATCAATATTATCATGATATCCTAAATTTCTTATTGCATTAGAATAGCGTCGATTATGCTCAGCTTGTGTAACCATATTACTGTCGTTGTATCCCAAATCAAAGTTTTTCCATGCGTCAATAAGATAAAACATTTTTGGGGTTGTATTTGCATGAATGTACATGCTAAACTTTGCTTTAGCTACACCAATCTCGGCACATATACCTTCTGGTAAGAGTTTAATTAATGTATTCCTATCAAAATTAAATATCATAGTGATGTGTCTTCCATTCCTGCTACATAGTAATTAGTACTTTTTTAATTTAAAATACTTAGGTCTGAACCGTTTTTAATTTTATTTTAGCTTCATTTAAATAACGAATATCCTTAGCATTAAAAAAACTTTCACTCCACGGTAAGTGTTTAGCATTATGCGTTATTTGTACTGCATCAATTTGCTTAATTCCAAGTGCTAACGCACAAGCAATTCTATGAGCGCCATTCTGAATCCCTTTAGATGTATATGGCACCGGATACAATGAGTTAAATCCATTTGTTTTCATAGAGTCAAATAAACTCTTAGCAGCACTTACATAATCATCAATAGAATTTTTATTATCACCTTTGCCCTTAGTCCTGCGGAATATGTGATCTCTATACATATCTTCAATTTTAGAATCTTGAGTGCTATTTTGTAAATCTTTAAAAAACATATATTTACAAATTATATCTAGTCTATCGTCAAACAATAAGTCTATTGGATCTATTTTATGTACGTTGGAGAGCTGCATATTAAATTGAATTTTTTCTATATCTGCTAAATCTTTAGGTCTAGCACTATATTGTTTCCTAAAATTAACAATCGTTAAACTAGCAAACTTTATACCACATGCTTGTACAAAAAGGTTAGGTTTATAAATTAATTCGTCATCGGTAAACCATTTACCAATTTTCTTTTTTCGAGAATAATTACTTTTAACAATGTCTATGCCATCTGTTAAAAGCTTCGGGCTGGAACCGTAATTTCGTTCATCTCGTATTGATTGTTTTATTACAATATCAATATCATCACACAATTTATACCCGTACAAATCTAAAACTGCGCCGCCAACGACACAAATATCCGAAAGAGGAGTATTTGTGTCTCTAGCCCATTTTTTTAAATCTGTCAGTCTAGAAATAAGGTTACTAGTCATTTGAGGCCGAATACTGTAGCTCTGTAATGTTGCTTTGCTAAAAATAATGTTATATAAATGATTATATTCATTTATATTAGATGCACAATGAAAGATATCAAATGCAGGACTACTTGTCATTGCATTAAATTCTTCCCGTATTTGATTTCTAGATTTTACAGTATCTTTAAAAGTTTCATTGTTAAATTCAACAAAAGTTACTTTGGTATGCCCTTGTGCTTTTAATCTTTCTAATTTAGCAAGAATGTTTTCTGCCTTAAAGACTTTTAACCCCTTGTCAAAAGAATACACATCAAAAATTAACTGGCTTAAATTTTCTAATTTTAACTCGCACTCGTAAGTAACATTAGATAGTTGTTTGAGCCTATTTAACACGTTGGATGTTAATATATTTTTATTAGGCCAAATGATACCTAGATTATTTACAAGCATAACGCACCTCTTAATATATTTATATTAAAGAGATGCGTCTTCCATTCCTGCTACACGCAGCTTAACTACATTTGTTATCTGCCATTGTTTTTGATCAAGTGCTTTTAATACGCCTAACCACTTGTTACGCATTAGCGCAAACTCGTTAATAATCTTTTCATAGTCAACAACGTCTGCCTCACCGTCTACATATTTTTCTACGTCACGGCTTGACAGAGCTCGTTGATAGCTTTCGAGATATTGTTTAAAGAAAGAACTACGTAATCTACGAAGCTCAATATTTAAATAGTTTAGAATTGCTTCTAGTTCTTGTAGCTGATTAAATCGGTGTTCAACTATACCGGGCATCTCAGACGCAGCACGTTCAACATTACCCTTTAGTTTTACTTCTAATTTTGCATCTACAAGTTCAGTCTCGAAGTATTGGATAGCAGCAGGGATTTGATTAATATCCCTGCTTACATTACTATACCAGCCCATTTACTCGTCCCATTCAATTTCATCATCAACATATGCATCGGCATCTATTTCTAAATAGTAACCAATTGCAGTGTCTAGATTTGAATCTACTCCTAGGCAATCTTTTAGTGTAATATCTTCTACACCATAGTCGGCAAGAAGATCTACATACTTCTCAGCGACTAGCTCGATTTGTTTTTTGTCTAAATACTCTTTAAACAAAGACCAAATATCTGATATTTGTTCCTCATTCACTGTTTTGCTCCTCATTCTTCAACAGCCTCTTCATCAGCTGTCTCTACTGTGTCATTATTTACCACAGGAGCAATTTTTTCTTCATACTGATTCATTACCATATCTAACTTTGGACCAATCCATTGCTTACGATAATCAAGATGTTCTTCACCATTTACATCAATATATTTTAGACGATTGCCTTGCTTAACAAGCAAGCCTTTCTTTTCAAACAATTCAACTAGACCGCTATACGGATTCATGCCAGTTTCGTAAGGAATTTTAACTTGCACACCTTCGAAAGGTTTTGCATAACGTGTCTTCATTACCTTACAACCAGCTCTAATACCCATAACTTCTGAGATCTTATTACCTGCTTCGTCTTCTTTTAGTTTCATTTTCTTCATTGCAACAACAATACTTGATGCATAGATAAATCCACTACCGCCACTAATCTTATCATCTGGATCAAACATGTCCTGTGATGCATAAGTATGATTAGTACATACTAATCCTACATTAAGAGAGCCAATCATGTTAACAGTATTACGGACTAATGAAGTTAGTGCTTTAGGCTTACGACCCATATCACCTTTCATGTCACCTTTGTTAAACTGATCAACATCAGTAGGAGTTAGTAACATACCCAACGAATCAATTACAAATAATACTTTAGGACGGTCTTCTTCGTCCATTGCTTTAAAATCTGTAATAAATGTTGAGATAGTCTTTGCTACATCGTCAATCATTGACATGTTTAGTTTAAGAAGTTTATCTTCACTAGTGTCAACGTCTAGAGCATGTAGCCAACTTTCATCAAGTGCATTTTCTGAGTCAATTAATACTACAAAAATACCTTGATCTTGTGCGTGTTTTACAATGTTACCTGAGCAGAAATAACTTTTTCCTGCGCCTGATTCTCCTGCAAACACCGTTACCTTACCTAGCGGAACGCCTCTATGAAAGTCGCCACTAATAAGATAGTTTAGTGCGTATGAACCTGTGCTAATCCAATCAGTTGGATCATTAAACCCTGTGCTCATACCTGAAATACTTTTTGTTAAGTCCTTGCGGAACTTACTAACATCAAATGATTTAGCCATAGTTACTCCTTATTAAGCTAGATGATTGGCCCCCGTAGGGGCCATATAGTCGTATTAACCTTGACGAGCGCGGATCATTGCAAGAATGTCCTGTGCTCCGCCTGCAGGTTCAGCGGCTGCTGCTGGTGCTGCTGCTTCTGTTGCTGCTGCTTCTTCAGTTGACTTAAAAGGAATGTCATCGTTGCGCGGGTCTGCTGCTGGAGCAGGAGCCGGTGCACTTTGACTTGTAGCAGTTGCTTGTGGTGATGCTGCTTTCATTGGATCACCTGTACGTGCTTGCATACCTGCAGGACGGAAGTATTGACTCCAACGTTCTGCATCATATGCTTCGCCATCTACAGATGCTTCAAACATCTCTGACATTACCTTAACTTCTACTTCGCCTGGTTTCTTAGGCAAAAAGTCGCTCATGTTAAACAAGCCGTGTGTATTTACTGCATTCATTTCAGCATCGCCTAATGGACGCTCTCTACGTGCCCATGTGCTTGTGCCATAGTCTGCATAACCACCTTTTGATGTTTTGTTAAGACGGAAGTCTACACCAGCAGTATAATCTGTTGGTAGTTCTTCCATGTCAGGATCCATAAGAGCCTGCTTAATAATTTGAAAGATTTGAGGACCAATAATAAAACGTCTAATTGGATTCTCAGGAGTAGTGTCGTCTGTTAGCGGATTGTCCGTTACAAAACCTTGGAAGATATAAGAACGCTTCTTCCAGTATTTACGACCCATATCTTCAAGAGCAGGGTCTTTAAACCAACCACGTACTTCTTGTAGAATGTTGCATCCGTCGCCATACATTTCCATGCACGGAACTTGTACTTGTACTGGACGTGAGTCTGTTTCACCTTTAATACCTTGGAATGGTAGTTTGATCATCAAACGCTCTTTCCAAAAGAAAGTGTTGTCTGCATCTCCATCAGGAAGGAAACGGAAAGTTGTACTCTCGCCTTCTTTAATATTCCAAAATGGGTAAATTGCGTTATCGCCGCCGCTTTGTGAACCACCTGTTGAACGTGTTTCTTGTTCTTTGAGCTTCGCTCGGATTTCTGCTAATGATGCCATAGTTGTGCCTCCTAATATGTTGCCTATGTCGTTGTTTAAGTCGTGTGCCTAAATGTGCAGCACTATTACATACTACACGATGTTATTTATCTTGTCAAGCATAAAATGCTTTATTATTGGATTTATCTTAGTCCAGCTAGTTGACGTACTCGATCAAACTCTTCATCGTCCGTTTCCATCTGCTGCGGTTGTGTGCGCATCTGATGCTCTTCAAACCTAGCAGTAACCTTTTCAATAAACGATTTAGCAGGATCAATAAACTGCTCGCCATAATCCTTTTCGATCATAGTAAGTACAGCAGTTTCTCCTTTTGGAAATTGACCTGTTTCTTTATCGAAATAACTTAGGATAAATTCACTTATTGGAGTTTGTGTCTTTTCTTTCTTTTCTTCAGGCGCATCTGCCTTTGCCATTGTGCCTGTTTTAGGATCGATTTTAACGTCCATTGTGTCGTCGTCTTCGAGCTTCATACTATTAATAAGTTCCATTACTGGATATAATGTATTAACGATTGCATTACCAAAGCGTCCATTTGATCCCGAGCCTGCTTCTGTTTCAAGTTTCTTTGCTTCGCTACGTAATTTCATCATTGCGTCGATTGTAGCTTTGGCGTTCTTGTCCATTCCTTGAAAATCTTGAGTTTTATTCTGTAGCCATGTATATACATCCCATACATCGTTTACATACTCATTTGCTAAGTTGCCTTCGTATGTGCCGTCACCGCGTTCAATTTGTTTACCTTTACTGCGAAGTTGACCTAATGCGTCTACAGCATCTTTTGCATTGTTAATATATGCTTCGTCTACTTTTGCTGCTTTTTTATTTGCTACACGCTGCTTTGCACGAGTTGATTTTCTTTGAGCCTTAACTTCGCCTCTGCTTAAAGACGCTGCGTTATCTCTTTTCATTTCACCATCTGCTTGTCCTTGCGGGCTTTCAGCAAACTGTCCCATCATTTCTTCAAAGCCTTGCTCTACAGCAATTTCTTCTTTAGTTTTTTTATTTTTTTCTGCTTTGCTATACTTGTCTTTTAGTGCGCCTAGTTCTTCTTGCGAAGCGCCGTCACGTCCTGCGGCTGCTGCTTTCTTCATATATTCTTTGCCGTGCTTCTTTTCACCTGCATAAGCCATAAGTGCTGATTCATCTACTAAGTCCTCTAGTCCTAGTTCTTGTGCTTTAGTAGCTTCACTTACTAGTTTATAAATGTATGGAAATACATCTGCTAGTTCTTCATTAAACTGTTTAATAGTAAGTTGATCAGTCCAATTCTCTGCAACGTCTGCCGGTACTTCTTCCATGATAGGTGTTTCGTATGCAGCAAATGCCTCTGCATAAAACTTTGGTTTTTGTAATGCAGTAATTGTTTTTCTTACTGTATTGATACGATCTTTAACAACATCAACATACTCGCTTAGGCTTTCAGCCATTACTGCTGAACGACCCATATATGATTTAAACTTGCGTAGTTTTGCCATCTCTTCTGATAGTCCAATGATGTGCGAACCAAAGTCATCATACAAGTTGCCGCCTTCTGCTACATGACGAGCCATTGCTCTTGCGCCACTTAGGTGCTTGAATGGATACTTGAATCTTTCGCCTTGTGCGCTTTCAATATAGATATTTGATATCTTTTTTGTACGCGGGTTAGCTACTTCTAAGTTTACATTTTCTGTATGCTTAATCATAATACGTGCTTCGCCAACTTTTTGATAGCTTGTACGTGCTGTACCATATAATTTTGATTCGTTCATATTACCGTCTCCGAAACGCTTGTTCGCTAAAAATTTATAATCTCTTTTTGTTAAATTTGACTTTGTAATATCTCTTATATCAAAGTCCATCAACCTTTTCTTACTAAATCTTCTAAGTTCTTTTAAAAAGTCAAACCAATCTGATTTTACATTTTCTTCTTCTACTGTTGCAACAATATCTTTAGAATATATAACAGTTAACCCTTCGTCCTCAGATATTGAAACACTGATGTTGCCTAAGGGTGATCCATTAGCAGTATATTCAAAATCAAAGAACCTTGCTTCAGTTGGTATATTAGTAACCTTTCCGTCCTCGCCGCCTATAGTGACGCTCTGGAATCGGCCTCGTAGCTTGTCGAATAATTCTTCGCCTATTGTGTTTAGATCTTTCATAATGTATTTATCAATAATTGCTGCTAATGAAGATTGGCATTGGCATATCATAGTCGTCATAATCATCAGCTTGATTAAACGAATCGTAAACTCGAGGATCCCAATCTTTAAGTACTGCCATCATTCTGAGGGCAAGAAGTGTTGCACTTACTAGGTCATCTGTTGTTCCAGGCTTTGCCATATACGAAGTTGATGTTGCAACAAAGTTTTTTAATTCTGATATCAATGGCTTGCTTTTTACATGCATTTTGTCATTTTCAATCATAGTCTTTAGTCTACTACATGCAGTAATTTTTGTACTATGTGTAGTATTAAATCCTTTGCGGAATTTACGGACATGTCCTTTACGTATAGGCTCACTGACGAACAAACCCGGAATGTTCTCTTCTCCAAAGTCGTTTATAACGATTAACGCAGCCTCGCCTATACCATTGTTCTCTACGCTCCAATAAATTCCCTGCGGGTTTTGAGTTTGTTCTACGAGGTATTTACATACTTCTGATAGAACTTTAATCTGCCCAGGTATAGCAGTTGTATTATGTTGCCATTCAGCAACTTGTTTGTATGTTGGTAATTCAAATACTTGTATTGCAGCATAGTCGCCCCCGGTTCCCATCGACGGATCTAATGCGATACAGTATGTATAATCACTTGTAGGCTTCTTGTACCAGCGTACTTGACCCATATTTGTAATCGGTGATATACCTTCCATATTAACAAGTTTAAGACTGTTAATTAATGTTTCGTCAAAGACTAAGAACTCGCAACCGTATTCACGACGAAACTTTTCTTCGCCAATACGTCCAATTTCAGCCTTTTTCCATTCTTCGTCACGATCAGGATGTTCGCTCCAGTGTGCAATAAACGAGTGAAATCCATTTGACCCTAGCTCTTGTTCGTTACCGTGCTCGTCGAATTTATCTTCAGCTTGTTTCCAAATAGTAGCAAACGTGTCTTCGTCTGAGTTTGGTGTACTTGTAAGAATAGCACGGCCACCTGTTGCAAGTGTAGGTGATATCGAAGTCCAAAACTCTTCAGCAATATTAGGCATAACAAATGCAAATTCGTCACAGTATAGTAATGAAATTGACATACCACGTCCTGTGTTGCCTGTTGTTGTTTGGCTAACTATTCGACTTCCATTTTCAAACTCTATTGAACCTTTGTTGTAACTTGTAACACCTGCTCTAATATGATCAGGACAACTTTCATAAACAAAGCGTATACGAGACATAATCTCTTGGGCACCTGTATACTTGTGTGCAGCAATAAGACATGTTTGATCTGGTACAAACATAGCATACCATGCTAAGTATATACTGGCACACGTAGTCTTACCTGTTTGTCTAGGCATCATATTGATGTTAAATCGATAGTTATGGTACGAGTGCATTAGTCCTAGCTGGTATTCAAAAGGTTTAAATAATAACTTACCTTTGACTGGGTGTTGAATGTATGCAAAGTGTTCAGCAAAATACAAATATCCGGTATCAGGATCCATACATTTTAGTAACTGATCTATTTGTTCTTCGGTATATTGTTCTTGCTTATTTGCTTTTTTAATAAGAACACCGTCAAGTGATTTACTCATTTAAACTCCAACTGCATTAATGTTTGGTCTAGTTTTCCAAAATTGTAGACATGAATATCTTGTCCATTAAGATCGTTTACAAACTTAACTGTGTTAAATCCGTCAGTAGTTACATACCGCATACCTTTTAGATTACCTAGTGCATGTGCTAAACTATCGGTCAACCCACATAGTCTAATATATTTATATAAGCCTTTTAGACTACAATTACTAGGCACACCTATCTTGGTTTTCTTAATCCAATTGTTTAGTATCTTAGGGTTAAAGCACAACTGCGATATGCCGCCACCTCTGAACTTATTGTAGCGTACCCACTCTACATTGTTAAAACTTTCTGATTGAGGATATACACCACAGGATAATTCAAATCCGTACGGTGCTAATTGATCGTATAAGTCAAATACAGTTTGGTATACTTTACCTTCATATGTACTGCCGCCTATACACAATATTTTATCAATGCCGGCTTTCTTTGCAGCAATACACGTTTCATGTAATTCAGATTCAGTCTGAATATTTCTAGCACCTATATGCATTACAGCTTTTGCACTACCTGCAATTTCATTTAGTTCAATAGCAGCGTCTTTTACTTTTGATAAGTGTGTACCTGGCAAATGTGTTATGCTAACTGCACTTGCGGTATCAACTGCATAGTGAGATAAAACTTGCTTAGGTGTTTTCTCTATACTAATGTTCATATTATATTTAACCAAAAAAATAGCACCCTAAGGTGCTATTTGGGCCGTTCGCTCTGTCGGTAGAACGTTCTTATTTCTTTTTAGCTGCTGCTTTTGCTGCTGCGTTCTTACGTGCAATCTGAACATCTTTGAAGTCATTCTTGCCGTCGTGATTTAGATCTGGTTGCTTTTTCTTTTCGCTTAGTGCTGCAAATAGTTTTGATTTGATACTATTTTCCATTGCGGTTGCTTTACGAGCAAGTTCGCCTTGTGCTTCTGGACTTTTACCTTTAATAGCATAAGTAGTTTCGTCATCGTCCATCATATCGTCTTGTCTGGCATGCATCATTGCATCGCCGCGATCATCTTCAGCATCTTGCATATCTTGGTCTACTCTATCTTTAGCACGTTCAAGATCTTCGCCATCAAGTTCGTACTCTTCGTCACGTGCTTGTGGGCCAAACTCAGTATCTACATCACCACTTTTTGAAAAAGTAGCACGGAACTCACCATCTTCGTCGTATACCCAATTAACTGTGCCTTGAAGATCATCATCATAATAATCACCTTCTTGTTGGCCGCTTTCTTGCATCGGATTGTCGCCGCCAGCTACTGGCTTGTGTGAACCTTTTTCTCTGTTTAATCCACCTGATAAGTCTTTAGTCATCATTTGATGATCGCTATACTCTGGGTCCGGAGCATTATCGTATCCAGCATTAACCATCTCTTCTTGGCCTACTGACGGTTCCATGTCTGGTTGATCCTCTGGATCACTTACGATAGCATTTAGTCTTTCCATATCTTGACGCATTGGCATCATAGCTGGTGTTACTGGTTCTGCATCTTGAAGACCTGCGTTCTTCATCATTTTAATTAAGTCTTGTACATTCTTTTCGCCACTTGCATTAAGGCTAATGTTCATACTGACCGGCATACCTTCGTCTGCTGGCTGCGGTGCCATTGCTGGATCAGCACTAGCGTTCATGCCACACTCTTCAATGTTATCCATTGATTCGATTAATTTTTTCATACTCATGTTATCAGCCTCCTACAACTGCTTTGGAATTTTCAGAAGTATCAATATCGCTAGACTCACCTGCTGGTGCAGCCTCCATTGGATCATGATCGCGTTCCTTACGTGCAGTTTCTAGTTCTTTAAGTAACTCCATTACTCTATTACCTGCTACTGCATCCTGTCCAGACTCGCCGCCTAATTCTTCTTTAGTTAAGATAGTCTCATACGGACCATCGTTTTTTGCTTCTTGCTCTTCAATTCTTGGGTCATCTGCTCCACGTACTATCACATGACTTTCATGTATACCACAACAGTTTCCTACATAGCTTTGCAATACTTGTGTAGTTGTCGGGTATCCAACTTCAATATCATAATATGTAACTTCCATATTTCTTAGTTGCGGGAAATCTAACGGGCGTTCTTGTATAGGTGTTGCTTTACCTTTTGATATGCTAGTTAAATTATATTTCTTTAAACATGATTCTAAACTATCAGCACATCCTTCAGGTAGTGTACCTGCAATACCGATTTTAAATTCGTATGTTTTTTTAGACTCGTTTAATATTTCTGAAAATGATCTCATCGTAATTCCTTATACATTATTTATCATTATCTATGCCTTTAAGCTTCTGTAATAAGCTATTGCGATCAGTAACAACGTAGCCTTCTCCGCTAACAATATCTCCGTCACTGCGCTGACTGCCATCTTTATCCATTTTTTCTTTTTTAAGTTGTAATTCGACCATTTTTAATTTTTTGTCTAATTTTGCAACCTTAGCATCTAAGTTTGTTCTGAGCATGTTTCCAGCTACTTCAAACACACGACCGCTATAACGACTTTCGACATTCATACCTAAGTCCATTAGATCGTCATATGCAGACATTGCTTTATCAGCAACTTCATTGAGCTCTCTATCAGCCATTTCTCCTAAGCCTTTTACAGCAGGTAGAGCTGAACTAATTTTATCAAATTCTTCTATTTCACGGAATGTTTTTTCCTGAGATTTGATTTCTTTCTTTTGTTCTTTTTTATCTTGCTTTTCAGCTTCTTCGATCATTTCTTTAGAGTCGGGAAGATTTAAAAGGTCTTCTAATTTCTTTGTCATAATGCTTACCTAGTTATAGTAGTATTTATCGCTATCTTCTACGGCCGGTATGAAAAATGTCTTGCTCAGTTACAATACGAAAGATCACACCTTTCTGTTTACACCATGCTCTTGCTGCGCCCCACTTGGCTTGATTAATAACATAGTGTGCTTGATTGTATTTTGATTTGCCAACTTTTTCTTTTAGTGCTTGGTTACTAGGCTTTACTTCGATAAGTTCGTTGTGTGTGGCACCCTTTACATCCATATAACTAATAAAGAAGTCAGGAACATAAATTGTTTGTTTACCGCTTAGAGGATTTCTATAAGGTATACGAATACCTTCACTTACCCATTTTTGTACATTAGGATGGTCATCACAAAACTTCATAAAATGATATTCCCAGCCACTGCGATACGTCGGCGAGGTATTGCCCATATACTTATCAGGGTTTTTCATATGAAACTTACCTTGTGCGTACCTTGCCATAGATTTCCTTAAACAATGTTAATAGTGTTGCCCATTCCAGAGTGTACAGTGCATTGATAGTATAATGTTGACGGCGCACTCATTGGTACTTTGAATATAACTACACCAATAGTACCATTATTTGTAACACCGGTACTATAAGCAGCGCCGCCATTTGATACTCTAATTTCAAATGGGTGTGCGCCGGAAGTATTATTAAACTCATAAGTTTCGCCTCGACGCAAAAATATTTCAGGATCATTTTCAGTAGTTGGAAACCAATGATTATCGGCATCACTAAATGTATAATCAGTAGTACCATTTGCTCCGATAGTAAATTTATGTATAACTTTACCAACTAAATTACCTGTAACATTACCTGTAACATTACCAGAGACTTCTGCATTTAATACCTCGGTGTCAACATCAAGTATAACTGTGCCGCCATCTCTTGTACGCACACTACCGTCTAAGTCCCCCATAATTGTTTTACCAACAGCAGAAGCGTCAATACTACCAGTAACATCACCTGTAACATTACCAGTTACATTACCAGTTACATCACCGTAATACATTGCTGTTCCTACACCAGCATCTACGTCAAGAATAAGTGTTAGACCGTCTGCCTGTTTAACATCACCGTGTACTTCGCCCATTACGTTACCAGCAAATGTAGCCTGTGAAATGTCTAACACTACACTTGTATTAGGATTAGCAGGATCTGATACTACATCACCGTAATACCATGCTGTATCAATCGATGTGCCTGCATCTAATACTTTTGAATTTGCAGCATCCGATAAGTCCCATGCAATAAGATTGGAATGACCAGTTACAACCGGGGCATCAGTAATTCCGTAACCAGCTAATGTAGTTGGTGTACCGTCTAATACGCTCCATGGTATCGCGCCATTAACGCCATCAACAAGTAATGTTGAATCATCAGCAAATACTGACCCTATAAAGTCTGAAGTTATCGAACCTTCAAGTACTAAACTATCAGACAAACTTAGGGTTACTTCTTGTCCTGAAACTAATGTATCAATCTGATTAGCTGTACCTGTTACAGTAAACGTTTGAGTATCAATGTCTACTGTGCCAATACCAATATTGCCTGCTATACTTAATGCACCAGCAGCGCCACCGCTACCTCCTGCATCAGCCGCTGGTGACCAAGAAGTACCAGACCATTTTAAAACATATCCAACTACTGGGATAGTATTATCTACATCAGATAAGTCACCAATGTTAGTTGGGATTGCAGGCCTGTTAGCAAGAGAATTATAATCACCATTAAATTGACTGTATATTGTAAGATCCGGCGGCGTGTATGTAAAAGTACCTGTAGAACTATCGTAATCAATTCCACCTTGGCCGTTTGCTAAATCATCTGCGCCGACGCTTAAATCAGTATATGCAATTCCTGTATCTAGTTGATCAACAAAGGAAAAGTTTCCTGATCCGTCTGTTGAAAGTACTTGATTCGGAGAACCGTCTGATATTGATAGTTGTGTAAGAACTTCAGGAATAATTGGCTTGCCAGTTAGTGAATTCCATTCACCATCGAATAATGCAGGTGGATTAGTTATGTTTGTCCAATCTAAATAATATGATCCTGCTTGTCCATTTAGTAAATCTGCATCTAAAGAAGCTGACGATATTGCATCGTCAGCAGGTGCCCATTGACTGCCATCCCATTTTAATACTTGTCCTGAAGTTGGAACTGTAGGAGCAATATTTGCAAGATCTTCTACATTGCTAGGTATAAGTGGAGTATTTGTTAAATTTGTATAGTCACCGTCAAATACTGACTGCGGCCACCATTGTGCTCCATTCCATAATAAAGCGTGTCCTACACTTGGTGATGTAATATTTGTATCAGATAAATCAGAAAGATTACTAGGTAAAAACGGTTTATTAGTAAGATTATCATAATCGCCGTCAAACACTCCAGGTAGGTTTGTTAAACTATTATAATCACCATCAAATAATGTTGGCAAGTTATTTAAGTCGTTATAGTCGCCACTAAATAATACGGGCTTACTTGTTAACTCTGTCCACGATAAAGTAAAGTTTGCATTTTCACTAACTAAATCGTTTATTCTTGATTCTAAATATCCTAAGTTGCCGTCAAGTTCTGAATGTGTTAACGGCACATCTTTATTTTGTCGTAGTATTAATGGCATGTGAAATTCCCTCTATTTTACATATTTTGGTTTTACATATCCTGGACGCATGTATGTAACATCATCTTCTCCAGAATCTTCAATAATCTGGACAACCGGTGTGTCTACGGATACAGTCATTTCAACAAACGCATCATTGGTTGCATAAAAGCTTTCAATGTTTCGTATGTCAAAGTTATCACCCGGCTGTCTAATATTAAACCCTATTGTACTCGATTTGCCTCTTTTTGAATTTATTAACTGTGTTGTAATATCATTCAATTCTATAGGATTTAATTTTTTTAATGTATCAATAAGCACAAATACAGGAACGTTATCAATTTTCGCTTGTTCAATAAATTGTCCACTTATATCTCTAGCAGGAATATCTTGAAACCCTCTGTTTGTAAAATATCCTACTAACGCATCAAATTCGTTTGCATTTATCCCTAAGTCAGGTTGTTGTGTAATAATTTCTGTCATATTAGTCTCGTGTAATTATAGTTGTTGCTAATTGTGCTAATTTAAAATTTGTTGAAGTTTGTGACGGATCGCTAGTTGCAAGTGATACTACTGTATCTCGTATTGCTTCTTGTGGCGAATCGCCTGATACTAGTCCTAATAGCACTGCCGATGTTGCAAGTGTTGCAACCTTTGACGGATTAGTACTAAGCGCCGATCCGATTGCCGAAGGCGTTAATAACGATGACGGTGTTGTTGTGCTGTAACGTCCAACCGCATTTGTAGTAGTTACTGTTGTATTATTTCTAAATAAATTTCCAAATATCGATGTAGCCGGAATGTTAGTTACAGGATTTTGTACAAATTCTGTAGTAGTTGATGCAAACTTTGGCTGAGCAATAATCTTAGGCGTATATCCGCCGTCATACTCACCGACTAACGGACTAGGTGTATTATCGTAACCTGTTTCAGCATCAGTAAAGTTTAACGGTTCATCGTCAATGTTACCGTTATTATAAACTACACTTTCGTATGCAACTGACATTGAGTTTGACATTATACCCGAGCCATCAGAGTAATCTAAAGAATCGTGCCCCCAATTAGTAAGCATAGGATTTACTAGTGTATACGAAAACCATGTTTGCTTTGTAAGTTGATAAATTTTTATATTTCTAAAAAATGAATCAAATTGCCCATTGTCTAATCCATAACGATTACGCAATGTTTGTGAATGTTTGTCTCTAGTCTCAATGCGATTACTATCAATACGTCCGTCTCTAAAATAATAATTATAATATTCTTTTAACATTGTTGACGTTGCATGATTATTGTCATCATGTAACTGTATTCTACATTCGTCGTATGATAATCTAGTTTGAATATTCTTTTTTCTATTATACTGTTGTCTTGTTTCAACACTTGCTCTGTATTGAGGCAAGTCAACTGACTTAGCTAGTACACCAAGTTGCTTTAAATAATGCTTAGTATAAGGTGCAGCTTTTTCAACTATATCATTTTTCAAAGAGAAAACAACATGATATAAAAATTTTGTTTTAGGCGCAAATGCAAATCCATACTGTCTGTATAGATTCATTGCATGTTGTGCATCGCGTAAATGAGTATTATCCTCAGGATTGAACTGTTGTGTCATATAGTATTTATCCATAAAAAAACAGGAACTAAAAAGTCCCTGTTTTTATTAATTATTTTTATACAACTTATCTAGCTGTTTCTTGACCAATACCTGTGATTGCTCCAGCATTAGTACCTTTTTGTATTGCGTTATCATAACGAATACTTAAACTAACTGTAACTGCTTCACTTGTTGCATATGACAAAGTGTTGTAGTTTGCTGATTCAATATAGCATCCTTTAAGTTCAAATCTATCAAGTACAATTGGATCTTTATCACCATTGCCGCCATCTAGTATTTCAATCTTAGTGTGGAATTTATAATCACTAGCTGCTGTTGCACTAGCTTGTTCAAAGAAATCAAACTGTTTCTGCAACTGGCTGCCCACTGCTCTTTGAATGTTGTTACTTGCATCTTCACGTAGTGTTAGCGTAATCGGCTCCCACGTATGCTTACCTGCTAAGTAAGTTCTTGAGTTATACGCCTCAAGCGTAATTTGATCAAAAGTCAAGTTAGGACGGGTTACGTCTACAACTTGTCTTTGTAAAACTCTTAAACTGTTGTCTACATCAGCACCAAACAAATCAAAAGCTACTCTAAAACGATACTGTAATTTAGGCATTAACAGTGATGAATTAGCCTCGCCCTCGAAAGGTACTGATAAGTTTTGTAATGTTGTTACTGGCATTCTATTCTCCTAATAGTATT